TTAAAGAATCAGGAAGCCCACTAACTATATCCAATACCCAAACAAGAGGGTCAATAAGTAAAAGCATAGCAGGTAAGAACAATAATTCAAATATAGCTCCAATTAACTCCATTATACCAGCAGCTTCCATAGCTGGTTGTAACATACCTTGAACTGCTCTCTGCGCTTGCATAGCTAAGAACATTACAGAAAGATTTTCTCCTTTAAATCTACGAGCATCTTTAATATTTTCTCTTAAAGCAATATTACCTGACTTTAAATCCGCAATTCTAGCTCTCTCTAAAGTAATAGCATCAGACAACTCTTTTGCTAAACCTTTATCTCCTTTTTTACCACTACGTTGTAAATCTAGTCTTTCTGCTGACATATCTGCAATATTTCTAAACTTCTGTTGTATTAACTTATCTCTAGCAGCTAATTGTTTATATGTAGATTCGGTGGGTGTTCCTAATGGACTAGTCTTAGGAGTAGTTCCAGCAGCAATATTCATCTTTAAAATCCATTCATCGTAATACGTTGCCATTCTAACTACCTAAAAGTCATTTGTCTATTCTTATGAGCATACTGTTCTTCCATTTTCTTCTTTCTTTTATTACCTATTCTTTCAAGAGAATTAGTAATCTCCAAGAACTGCATATAATCCATAGCCAATATATCATTAATAGTATATTGTGGTAATTCCATACAAACACTAACTATAGTGTCACAGAAATCCTCTATATAACTATCATTTTTATATTGTGCATTTGCTAATAAACGTAATTCTTCGAGCGTAATCTCTTTTTTTATAAAGGGGTGTTTCCACTCTCCTTCATTTGTTTATCCTTTAATCTTTTTTTCATATCGTCTAATTCTTTTCTACTAATAACCTTAACAGCAATAGGAACTTCTTCCATAAATTCTCCAATATTTCCAACTACAAAAGCCTCAACGTCTTCTCTTACTGCTTCTGGATATGCTCTCATAACCATTGATATATAAGATAAACCAAGTTTCTTCTTAGAATCTATATTATCAGCAACAAAAAAGGGTTCCATATCCCCAACACTAGGCTTAATAAATACTTCTTTACCCTCTATAGTTATAGAAAGTTTTTTACCTGCTAATCCATCAAAAGGTGTAGCCATTTCAAACCAACTCCAAACAATTAATACTATTTTATAGCTTCTTATTCATAAGTGTTTCCATCAATAGTTAAAGATTGTTTACCAGCATTACTATCCTTACTTATAATATTAACTATTTCTACTATCTTTGCTTCTAAAACTTCTAACTTACTTTCTAATTCGTTAGTTTTTTTTAATAAAGCAACTAAATCATTAGAGGATTTTGCAGATAAATGGTCGTGCCAAACTTTCATCCAACGACAATTACCATAATTCTTCTTGCAATCTGCTTCCCATTCTTGAAATAAGTCATATGGAAAACCAGATGCTACTAATCCCCAAGTAACATTTTCTTTTATTATAGAACCCTCATTCGACATTTCAAACCACCAAAATAAAAAAAAGAAAAGAGAAGTAAAAATTACTTCTTCTTTGCTTTTGCTTTCTTCTTTGCTACCATTTTATTCATCCTCCTTTTTTAAGCAGTCATATATTCTACATAGAAGTCTCTTGGTAAGCATTTTGCTTCGATATCAACTTCCCATCTTCCATCTGCACCGGGTAATTTATAATCTCCAACTTTAGTTATAAATGCATTATTTAAAGCAAAGTAAACTTTATAAGTTGTAGATTGTAATGCTCCAACTTGATTGAGTTTAACTGCTAATGCAGAGTTCTGTCTTTCTTTTCCAGATGCAGTTTGACCAACTTGATATCTAACTCCAGTTTCAGTAGTAGATATTGCTGTTCCTGTTGAACCCATAAAGAAAGGTTCGGTCTTAGCAACATCAGTTACAAGTAAAGTTCCAGTTAAAGTTGCAAGAGAATATGGTTTTTCTACTAATTCTGCGTTCTGGAATCCGGCAGAGTCTACTCCTAAAGTATCTTCTATTTCTACATCTCCAGATGGAGGAGTAATAGTTACATTCTTTAAGACATTTTCAAGTTGAACTTCTCCAGTTAAAGCTACTATTTGTGCATAAACAGAACTAGTTGTTGCTACTGTTGCTATTGCAGGGCCAAGAACTGCTGATGTTTCTTTTGCTTTCCAAGGTTTTACTCCTGTATATCCTGTCATTTTATATTACACCTCACTATATTTTCAATCAATTCAACGTATCTTTCCAAGTTTACTTAAGTATAATCTATAATGTTCTTTTACTTTTCTATCTCTTAAATCTTTATTTTTATCTGTTTTTGCTTGCATTCCTGTAGCGTATATTGATACTCTTCCTTTTGATTTGTTGATAGAAGTTCTAGTTTTTGTTTTATAAGTATCATCTATTGCGTCTTGTAATGCTCTATGATATTCTGATGAAGTTAATTTAGCTTCTTGTATTACATTGTGTTCGTTGTCTGCTCCTTTGTTTCCAGAGAACATTATTCCTTTTGCATTTGGGTCGTGATATCTTGTTCTTACCCATTCTTTTAAATCTGCTAATCTTTCTATATTTCCAGTATGACCCTTTGTTAATGGTATAAAGTGCTTATATTTTGAAGATGGAGAGAAATATCTTGCTACATATGGTATTGTCATTACATAACTATTCTTTGCTATCTTTTTTAATTTTACTCTTTTCATCATTGTTCCTTTGAAGAGTTTTGCTCTTTGTCTATAACTCATTGCAAATTTATGAGCGTATGTTGCTCCTACATATCCTATTGACCTTTCTGCTATTTCTTGCATAAGTGTTGTTGATATATTTTCTAATCTTTCTTTTATTGCATTATTGATACTGTCTGTGTCTAATGGAGTCATTACTGTGTTATCAAAAGTGTTAGCCATTAGTATCTAATATCCTTTTCCATTGTTAATTGTATTGTTCTAGCGTGTATTCTTTTACCAGACTCGTTAGTAAACTGGTCATTATCTGTAGTAGTATATATATTGAAGTAAGCATTTTCTCCAAAGTATGTTTCATTAGAGTTAAGTGTATGAGTTATACTACCTGATATAGAATCTAATTCTGTAGATTTTCTTGAATATACTGTAATCTCGTTATAAGTAGTGAATGTTTTTGTATTTCTATCAGTAGTATCAATATTAATATTATTTATCTTTGTATTACTTATAGTTATTATTGGATAATAAGACATATCTTCTATGGCTTCGTCTGGAAAGTTTGCGTAAATCCACTTTGTTCTAGCTGGTGTTATTGGGTCTGTTACGTTGGCTAGAATTAAACTGTAGATTAGTTGCCACGATTCACTATAGATTACAGAATCATCTGTCTCTGTCATATAAGCAAGTCACTTGCGTAGTTTAACTAGAATCATTCCAGTCACTATAGTAGTGGTGACTTCTATTTAATAAAGGTAATCATATAAGTTTTATATATAAATCTTATATATATTCATAGAATTAGTTTAAAAGAAAAACAAAGGTTCAAAAGATAGGTCTAAACGAAACGCTAGATATCACAGATTTGCATAGAAAAGTGTTAGAACTCAATCTGTGAAGGCTAGAACATACCAATTGAAGAGTATTTGATTTGATAACCACTTACTATCAAAAGGGTGATACTAAAACTAATACCTTCTAGCAATTAACTCGTAATGACCCGGATTCTTTATATAAGAAACGATACGATACACAAGACTATCCCAAGTAAGAGTATCATCCATCTCGATAAACGATGAATAAGTCTCCCTAGAAGAAACAAAAATCTGTAAATCCCCATCTTGCAAACGCCCTTCTGAACGGTCTACATCATTAAGAGCAACAACCTGAACACTACCAGACAAAACATAATCAACAGTAGTATCAGTAGTATCTCCCCTATCATCCATAACCGTTCCAGTAATATGATGAAGAGTAAAAGACTCCTTAATACCCGGATAACCCAAAACACCACTAACATCAAAATAAGACATTAATAAAACACCGGCACTCTAAAGTTAGGATTATTAGGAATAATATATTCACCCAAAACAACAGGGTCAGTAGGCATCCTAATGAAAGGTTTCTCCTTAATACCCTGCACATATTGTCTAAACTTATCCATATGCAAATCAAACTGAGTCTTACCACCACCAGAAACACTAATCTTACCAACTCTAAACGAAGTAGAATTAATTGGATTAATCTTCTGACTACCCATAGCAGCAACTAACTCAGCAGTAGCTAATTTAATACGCATATCAGCAGGGTCTTCCAAAACAGGAACACTCATATACTCTACAAAAAGAGTATCAGAACCAATAGGAGCAGTAGAAACAACAAACTTACCAATCTTAGCATCAATACTAGATACAGTTAAAACCGTTCTAACTCCCTCAGTATCAATAGTAAAGACATATAAATCATCAGAATCTACCAAACCATCACAATTCTTATCTCCTAAAATAGGATTACGAACATAGAAAGTAGTATTAGACCCATCAATCTTATTCTCCTTTTCAGGACTAATATAACTAACCTGCTCAGCATACTCCTTATCATAAAACTTACCAATATCTCCATTTAAAAGAGTAATAGCAAACTTTTGAAACTGTAATAACTCAGTATCAGTAAGTTCAGTAGAAGCAAAACCAGTAAGTAATCTCAAATCATCAACGGTGCAATAACCGTGAGCAGTTCCACCACGAATAGGTTTAGAATAACTAGAATACTCCGCTTTAGCAGAATCATAGAAACGAATCTTATACCAAAGATTATTAGTTCCATCAATATCAAAATAACTATTATCAGCAATAGCTTGATTATTAAGAGAAACATAAGTTCCATCCTGTGCAGTAGAACGATAAATATAAGTAAGGTCATAACTAGCCTGTGTAGGGTCTGGTATCTGCCATTTAAGTGTAACTCCCATAATAAATCACCAAATCAATATCTTCTAGCAACCAAAGCAATATCATCATCTAACAACGAACAAACTGAAATATCATTATAAATCTCAGTTTCAAAAGCACCAGTATTAACAGTATCATAAGTAGTAACTAATTCAATCAATACCTTATATATATTCTTTATTATAGAATCAGAAGTAGAAACATTCTCATTCAAAGTTCTATTCATCAACTTCTTTACACTATCAGCAGAAGAAACTACCTCATCAAACGGAGTCTTAGTAATAAACTTATAAATATAATCTCCAACAGAACAATTCTGTAATAAATGAAAAGATATATCTTTAACTATATAATCACTAGAAGTAACATTTTCTAAAAGAACCTTAATAGGATATTTAGTAATATAATCAGAAGTAGATACAGTCTCATTAAACCTAGCAAACTGACCCCTATACATATAATCAGAAGAAGTAACTCCATCATCTAACCAAATAGAAATATACTTATTAACACTATCAGTTAAAGATATAGTTTCTTTTCTTATTATACTAATATCCTTACCAAAAGAATCACTAATAGTAATAGTCTCAGAAAGAACTTTAAGAGTATCTTTAGTAATATAATCAGATAAAGTAGAAGTCTCTAAAAATACTTTACTTGGTTTCTTATAAACATAATCACTAGAAGTAACTGTCTCTAATAATTCTCTAACCACTACTTTAATAATTCTAACAGAATCAGTAGAAGTAACATCTTCAAACAAAACTACAGAAAGATACTTAGGTAAATAATCAGTAGTAGTAATAGATTCAGAAAGAAATATAGAAACATCTTTAATATTAGAATCAGTAATAGTAACTATTTCACTAAAATTAACTTTAGGATAAGACAATCTATAATCATTACAAGTAACAGTTTCATCAATAACTATATCTATATCTTTAGAAAACGTATCAGTAGAAGTAACTAATTCACTATCCATATAAGCAGAGTTAAATCTCTCCACACCGAACTTGGCAACACCAAACGTAGGAATACTCTGAACCATTTAAACTACTTCACAGTTTTTAAACTATTAATAGCACTAGTTAAATCATTATCAGAAACAATACCCTTATCTTTAAGTGCTTTTATAAAAACTTCTATAGAATTTTTATCAGCTATCTCTAATGCACTATTCATACGTTCTGTTAAAATACGACCTTCATCTTTATAAGAATTAGAAGGTTCTATAAGTAAACGAACAATAGTTCCATTTTCCTCACGATAAATTTCCCATTTGCCATCTTTGTCAGTTTCATATTCCATAGAAATCACTTATAACCAAAGAGTATATACTTAGTTCCAGTTCCAAAATTTTCACTATCATTCATAAAAACAGTAATACGACTAACTTCATCTGTAGCATTTGTCCAGTTTCCACCAACCTGAAAAGTTCCATCCGAAGAACCACCATTAATCATAACCGTTTTTATATATGCATCTGCACGATTATTTACAGTAAATTGAAGAAAAGTTCTAATAGAATTACCCATAGTAGTATTTCCACCAGTTCCAAATGCTGTATTATCTGGAGTATCTACACCACTAGAAGTAGTTGAATAAGAACGAGCAATATGATAAGAATAATGACCTGCTGTGCTATCATTATTAAGTCTAAAATATGCAATCTTATTATTAGTCTGAGTTCCACCAGCTATAAATAAATCAAGAACAGCATAACCAGCAGCAATAGAAGTAATATCTATAGTAGCAGCAGGAGAAGCAAGAGTTCCACTTGTAATCTTTGTAACTGCACCCGCAGGAGCAGCACTCGTCCAATTAGTTCCATCCGAAGTCATAACATTTCCAGAAGTCGAAGGAGCAGCATAAGTCTCAGTAGAAGCCAACCAATTAGTCCCATCAGACTTAATTACCTTACCAGACGTAGCACTAGCATTAGGAAATGTAGGAGTAGAAGCAATATAATTAGTTCCATCTGAAACAATTATCTTACCAGAAGTTGCAGAAGCATTAGGATAAGTTGGAGTAGATAAAACAATATTAGTTCCATCACCAACTAAAATTTTACCACTAGTAGCAGAATTAGGATAAGTAGGAGTAGACCAAACCGGAGCAGCAGTAGTTCCAGCAGAACGTAATATCTGACCAGCATTACCATTAGCTAACATAGAAGTATTATCAGCAGAAGCCTGATATGGTATAGTTCCACCAGACCCACCAGCCAAATTAGTAGACTTAGTAGCAGTAGCAGCATTACCTGTGCAAGAAGCACTAGAACCATCAATACTAGTAATACCAGTTAAAGACTGAGCAGCAGAACCACGATTCAAAGCAATAGAAGTAGTCCCAATATAATGAGTATCATCCTGACAAGCCAAAGTTCCGTTCTTAGCTTGCATAGTTGCAGTATAATTAGAAGCACCAGTATTAGCAGTAGAAACAGTAGTAACTCCTGTGCTAGTTCCCTTCATCAAAATTTTATCCTTATCAAAAGTCTTAGCACCAGTAATAGACTCATCACCAGCCTTAGCAACCTTAGACTTCTGGTCAGTAACCATATCATTCCAATCAGTAGCAATAATTAAATCATCAGTTACCTTAGTAGTGTCCCAAGCCATAAACTATCAACTCTTAAAGAATTAGAAATAAAAAAAAAGAAAAAAGAAAAAAGAAAAGTTACGAATACTTTACTTTCCAAGTAATCTGCAACGAGTCTCCATCCCCTACGTTAATGTCACTCATACTCTGAGCGCAAGTCATAGTTCCAGTCGAAGCAGCATTAAACAAACCAGATTCTCTAACAACTTCTGCTCCAGTAAAAGTAACAGTAGCTACAGCCTGTGCAGTATCATTAGTATCAGTAATAGTAACAATAGAAGTTGTAGCACTCTCTCTATGAGTCTCAGTTCCAAGAGTAGTAGAGTTCTTAGTAAAAGTAGTAGCTACCGAACCAATCGCAATATGAGAAACGGGGTCAATAGTAGTTCCAATCAATCTAGCACTCATCTGATTCTTACCAAGAATAGTAACCACGTTCTTCTTAGTAAACTGTAACTTAACATTGCCTCTAGAATCACGCAAAACGTATTCTACCATACCCTTAACAGAAGGGTCGTCAGTAAAAGCATAACCCGAAATCATTTTATCCAACACCTCTAATATAAAACTATTTTTTGAATATCATAAAAGTCAGAAGAAACATCAAAGCTAATCTTAACTTCTCTCTGTTCTCCAGAACACTTTATATTACCATACTTATCTCTCAAAATATAACCAAGGATATCCGAAGTATTAACATTTTGAGTAATCCCACTATTCATTTTGTAACCTCAACCTTATAAAACTATGGTTAAAGGACATTAACCTTATTAGCACATAGAGTATAACATTGTCTTTTACCCTTATCAACGCACTTAGTAACACACTTAACCAAATTAATAGTTCCGTGATACTGCTCTTTTAAACTCCTACCCAAATAACCAACATTCTCATCACGAATATCAAAAGCAAACTTTAAAATAATAAGATTAGTAACTAAACCAATAAATTCGTGATAATCAGAATAAGTAATCTCACTAAGATAAGTAAGAATCATCATTATAGCTAAAGCCCTAATATGATTAGAACCACGCATTATAAATAATGCAAATGCAAAAAACCAAATAACTATAATTAAAATAGGTATAGCCTCTATCATTTCTTTTCACCAACAACGATAAGTGCAACCTTCTTAGAAAGTTGTTCTATAATATATGCACCTGATATGGCCGAAAAGAAAGATACATAAGGGCTATGGTCTACAACCAAAGCAGTAGAAACTCCAACAACGAAGTTACCCAAGAATCCAACATTCCAACCAATGACATCTCCATTCTCATTACGAATCTTATGAGGCATCATAACATTACCATTAGATTCCAAAACAGATTTAACAGCACTTCCAGCAATACCACACAATACATACTGGACAATAGCATCCATCACAATGCAACCCCTAAGAAAACTAAATCTTTACAACAGCATTAACTTTAGATGCTCCAACATCATAAAAGAAACCAACAATAGTATGGTCTGGAACATTCTCATTAGACAACTGCTGCACCACCTCTGCAAGAGTGCCAACATAAGTCTTATAATTTGTATAAACTGCAACAGTAACGGTCATTTAAATCTACTCCTTAACCTTATCTTCATTCTCAGTAGACTTCCAACCAGTAGCCTTAAAAGGAAGTTTAGCATCGCCAACCTTCTCTTTAATAAAACCAGCAAGGTCTCCCTTTTTAATAACAATTGGGCCTTTTATCTTAGTAACCATACTCTACACCTTTTTATCAGTTGGATTTAAAAACAATTCTATAGCAATAGCCCTATCATTGTTCATTCCCCAATTACCAACAATCTCATCTTCAATTGTTTTCTTAAGGAACAAATAATCTCCATCTTCTAACTCCAAGAAATTATTTTTTTCTGAATTTTCAAAAGCCTTACCAAGTCTATTAAATAATCTAAACTTATCTATACCCCTTGGCATAAGTTCAGGTTTCTTTGAATTAATTAAAATCTTTAAAACCATTATTGTATTTTCTTTAGTAATATTACCATTACCATCATTAATCTGCCATTCTTTCATTTCAACAATCTTCATTTAAATCTCCTCTTCAATAATCAATAAAAAAAATAATAGTGGGAAAACCCACTTCAAATTTAAGCTGCTCTAGTAGCCTGTATGGTGTGTGCAACTCCACCAATACTTACAGTCAAGTAAGCGGAAGTTCCACCAGTAAGCTGACTTGCAGTTACACAACCAGCAATAGCATCAAATGACATTGCATAAGTAACTCCTGTGCAGCCACCAAAGTTCATATAGCTATTAAGATTAGTCGCATTATTCTCAAATCTTATTGCATCAAACTTTCCAGTTGCTACTGAACCACTAGTTGCTCCAGTATCACCAGTTACAACGTAAAGCGAAGATACGTTTCCAGTTGCAGTCTTAGTATCAGTTATTGCAGCCTTGAATGCTCCAGCAACCAAGTTAGCATTACCAGCCTGTGTTGCCATAGTTTCAGAAACTAAGAAGTTAGACTGAACTCCATATGCATCATAAACATTGTGACCAATGTTAGTTGATACTAATATACCCTGTATCTTGTTATTAGTTACAGCAGCAGTAGTCGCATTACTTATTCCAAGTGCCATAGAACTTGAATCAGCAGAAGTCTTATTCACACCACTTCTATTAACAATAGTAACTAAGATATTATCAACTAAAGCAGTATCAGCAAGACCAGTTCCCCAAATACCAACACCTATTACGGGTGCATCATATGAAGCGGATGAAGCTGTGCAAATTATACGTCCGGGTGTAGTAAGGTTAGCATCAAGAGTTACTGTTCCAGATAAAGTTATATCATCTGCACCAGAACCATCTGCCGAAATAGTTAATTTACCATCTGCACCTGAATTAATGTATAATCCAGTATCTCTAAACTGAACTTTCTTATTAGTTGCGAGTAAAGCATCACCATTTATTGATACATTACCAGTTCCAGTTCCAAAAGTATGTGCGCCATCAATAGAAATATCTCCATCCAGAGTTAATGTTCCTTCAAGTTCTATTGCTGGAGAAGTAACTTTTGCAGTTGTATCAGCAATAATATCTAACTGACCATCAGCACTCGAATACACATAAAGTCCAGTATCACGGAATTGAACTTTCTTAGCTCCAGCGACAGTCGCAGTTTCCTTAATATTAAGAGTATCTCCTGAACCAGACCCTACGTTAATAGTGTCGTCTCCAGAACCTAAATCTACATTACCATTAGCATCTAACTTACCAGTTACAGTAAGAGTATCAGTAGTAGCATCACCAAAAGCAAGGTCTCCACCGATAGTCATATCACCGGAAACAATTACCTCTTTGGCCTTAACTATACCAGAACGCCAACCAAATTTATTATTAGCCATTTTTAATCTACCTCGGATTATGAACCAATGGTTCAACAGAATCCTATAGTGTTATTATCTCCTCAAATAAAAAAAGAGGAGAAAAGAAAAGAAACTTAAACGTCAGTTACGTCTATGAAGACAATTGCATCATTCTGCAAAGTCTTAGCCTGATATGCCATTTCCATTATGAGTCTCTGTTCAAGATAACTCTCGAATGGAACGATATGCAACTTAGGCTTCTGTCCCCAAGCGAGACCCATAGCCTTTCTTGCCTTTATCATCATACAACGATGTCCAGTTGCACCAGCAACTCCTCCACCATCAGGAGAAGTTCCACCAACTGTGAATGAAGGCACGTTAGGAGTTACCACGATTTTTACACCGAGATACTTTCCAATTTCTCCATTCATCAAGACTTCGCTGCTACCATACTCAGCAGCATTCACGAACTGAGAATCCTTAAGCAATACGTTCTCCTGTTCAGGAGATACGAACAATACGAAAGGTTCACCAGCCTCATTCTTCCAAGGATTCTTAGTTGCAGAACTTACCTGTTCAGCAGCAGGGCTTCCCGGAGTCCAATATCTGCATATAGTAGACTGTAACTTAGTCTTAGCATCTGCTACCATATCAGTAGTAAACTTATCTCCAGTTGTTAATGCAGAATCAGCCTGTGCATCTCCACCGTAAATAGTTTGCGCTCCAGCAGTTGATGCTCCAGCAGCAGTTGCACCCTTAAGAGCAGTTGCTACAGCAATATCAACAACGTCTCCAGCCTGATAAGTTAATTCTTCCTTAGCAGCCTTTAACAAGTCGAGAGCATTTACACGCAATGCACGATTAGAGATTGCTATTGCATAATTTGCATCAGCAGGAGTGAATGTAACTCCATCTAAGTTTGCAAGGTCAGTAAAGTTTACCTCAGTAGATTCTCCTACCGAAGCCTCCCAAGAAAGACCATACTTGCTTCTTATAGGCACGATAGCATCTTTCTTTCCTTCACCAAGTTCAGTCTGGTATGCAAACTGAGCAAAATACCATTGCTTCTTAGCTGCATCAATAATATCCTTTTCCCATACTGCTGGTTCTAACTCGTAACCAGAGTATGCACTACCACGAACATCAGTTGTTGTGGTGTGACCCAATTCTTCTACAGTTTTCATTTCTGCCATTTATAGGACACCTCAAAAATATATTTTATTTAACCTTTCATCTTAGCTGCTTGACTATTCAAGTAGTTATACATTGCAACATCGTGGTCTACAACATCTGCCTTCTTAGCAGAGTTAGTAACAACAACCTTACTTTCTGGTTTTGTAAGTTCAGAAGTTAATTTATCAATCTTCTGAGACATAGCCTGCATCTCCTTACTCTGAGCCTCAACCTTTGTCTGCATATCCTTTAATGCAGAATCATCAGCATTCTCAGTTGAACAAGCTGCTGGTTTCTTCTTAAAGATACCATTCTTCTCTAATATTTCAGCAATAGCTGAAAGTATTTCTACCTCAGACATCTTTGCAACTGCCTGTGCTTCCTGTGTAGGATTTGCAGCAGCAGGAGCAGTAGAAGCAGTTGTAGTTTGTTCATCTGCCATTTTACTTGACACCCCAAATATCTTATTTAAATTATCAGTTATTTCTTTATAATCGGAACAGAAAACTTTTATTTCTGGATTTCCATAAGATGAAATTTCAAAACCATTTTCAAGTTCATTTATAGAACAAGACTTATACTTAGGTTTTTCAGCTTTAACACATTCAGACATCTTACCATCTTCTAATATGATTGGTTTACTTCCCTGTGAATTATTGATATACGCTTTCTTAACAGCAGGATTTATAACAACAGAATAATTCTTAAACGTATAATCATACATTTCTCTACCATTAGTAGTTCCTTCAACTTTTGGAGAAATACCCATCTTAGGTTTTCCAATACCAAGAGTTATAGCAGCAATAGGATTGTAAATATATAAGTCTCCAGTCTGAAAACCAGATTCTTCATCAGTCTTAATATTCTTTACTTCTCCAATCCACTCAGAAGCCTTTTCATCTTCGTGGTCATAAAACAATTGAGAATTATATCTATCAGACCAATCAGTTATCTTGTGTGCAGATAAAATACTTTCCTTAGAATAGTATTTATCATTCCAAACACCGGGAGCCATAAGAACTTTATCCTTAATAACATAAGGAATAGTAACAGTAGAATCTCCTAAAGTTACAACTGAATCAGAAAGTTCCTTGATAATAGGATTTTGCATAAGTTCGGCATAAGTTACGAACTCCTTTTTATCTGTCATACATATCTATTGTAAAGTTCTAATTAATTAGGGTTTACAATAAACCCAATTTCTTCTGATACTTGTAAACTGTGAATTTTGATACCTGAACTTCTCTAGCTATAGAAGGACGATTCATACCTTCTTTAGTAAGTTTAGCTATATGACTAATTCTCTTCTGAGAAATTGGAAACCCAACCATATCTTCATTACTCATTCTTAACAACCTTCTTTTCATCCTTCTTTTTAACAATACTTGCTGGTTCTAAAACGTGACCAGAATAAGGAGAACCACTAGAACCATCTGATAAGTATATATTCCAAGAACTATCTTTTCCAAAAGTATATACTGAATTTACATTTCTTATAGAACAACCAGAACTATTATATAATTTTGAATACATCTTTATAGCTTCTTGATACTGACTAGGTTTAACTATAATAATAGGAGATTCTTTAACATTATTATCAAAAGCTAAACTAGATAATAATCTTCTTCTATCAATAAACTTTTCTTTAGTTAAATCCTTTCCAAGATAAAGAAGGTCATTAAGATAAATAATATTATTAGATAACAAACCCTCAACAATAATATTATCGCTAGTGAGAGAAGTTAAAGAACTTAAAATACTTTGTTCCAAATCTAACTTAGAATCATCTACCGATTCACTCATAGACGGTTCTCTAATTTCTATATCCTTTCCAATCTTAGTAAAGATTATTCTCTGACCATTTAATACTCTCTCAAAGAATACAATATCCTCTTCTTTAGAAGATAACTTTTCTAAAACAACATTCAAATCAGTTAAAACTTCTCCAGCATAAGAAGGAATAAACTTTTTAGAATTAAAAGATAAATTTTCAAATTCAGCAATATCTTTCTTTAACAGATTCTCTATCTCAGAATCAACCTTATCATAATTATAAACTTCTTCACTATTCTCAACAGTAGCCTTTGCTTGCGTGTGAGCTATAGCAAATGCCTTACCTTCATCTCCATACTGTTTATAAACTGCATTCCAAGTCTTACGAAATACGGTTTGTTGTTTTGGAGTATAAATCTTTCTAATATTTAAAGGAAGGTCTTTATTAGAATCATAAATAAGTTCCTCAGTAGAAATACTTGACATAGAATCTCTAAGAGTCTTTATAGCCTTAGTAGTTTCACTAACAATATCTTTAGCATTAGATATACAAAGATTAAGTTCTTCTAATTCTCTCTTAGAATCTTCTATTCTTTGCTTGTATTCACTTAATGTCTTAATTGGATTTCCATTCTCATCCAATAACTTTACTGCTCCACTACCTCCAATAACTGTTGGCATTTAAAATAATCTACTCCTCTTTAATCTTTTTTTCTACGTCTGGTTTTTGAATCTTCTGAGCAATTGAATGACCCATCTTTGGCATTGCTTCTGCTCTACGGATATACTCTTCAAGTTCCTTGTCAGGAGTTAATATTCCTGCTCTTGCATACTTGTCAATTCTATCTGCTCTGCTATCAAGTTCTTCTAATGCAATCTCATTAGGAACTGCTCTTGGATAACCTTTTATTTCTTCTTGTTCACAGAGTGGTTTAAATAATTGTGTATTCCAAACATAATAAGTTCTTCTCATTATATTCTTTAATCCAATCTTTGCAAGATATTCTTGTCTAGCGAGTGTAGCGCGATTGGTTTCTTCTCCACCACCAGTAGAGAATGCCTTTGGCATTCCAAGTCCAGCAATAATTTCATCATTGAAATAATTTAATTGTTCTCTCATTCCTTCTGGTGCTTGCGGTTCTATGATTGTTGCTTTAGCCCAATATGGTAAAGCAAGAACATCTCTATTCTTAATCTTTCTTCCTTCCTCTAAAGCATTCTTTAACTGGTTCTCTGATGGTTCGTGCTGGTCGTCTCCAACATACATTGCAAGAATTGGATAACCAAGTCTTACTAAGAATGAAGAGAATGAATCTTGGACATTTTTCTTCTGTTGAATACTTGGATAAACTGGTTCTATGATTCCATAATCGTTTATTCCATCTCCCATTGGATAAAGAGAGAAGTGAATCATTCTGTCTGCTGGAACGTATATTCCATTAGAAACGGGTTTTATGTCATTTGGAAATGGAATTATAACCTTCGGCATAGTAACACCGTAAGGAATATATTCAACATAACCCTTCGGGTCTCCATTTTCATCCAAGACAATATTTCCCATATAGTCTCTAGCGTAATCAATAACTTCGGGGTCTACCAAATCTAAGTCTACAATACGAGTGTGTTGTTTGTTATAAATCTTTTCTATGAATGCTCTTCCAAAAATAAGTTGATTCTTAAATGTTAATTCTTGAACAGTTTCCCAATCTGTGCTAGTTCCTTTCAATGCGAGAGAATTAGTAAATCTATCTACGACTTCGATTTGTTTAGAATCTCCTTCTAAACGATATCCTGCTGATAAAATAAGTTGAGTGGTCTTATTAAGAGTGTTAAAACAGATGGGGTCTGTATAAGCTGCATACTTTAATTCTCTTGGAGAAATTCTATTGAATGGTCTTGCTACGTCTCTCTGTGTTATTCTACTAGGTTCATAGTTCTCTTCTTTATCCATCTTGTATTTTCCAGTCTTTGCAAGACGATAGAACTCTTCCTTAGTATGTTCTACTTTCTTTTGTTTTAAAATATTTGTTATAGTATCAGTCAAGTTCATTATTTAACGCCTATTTTTTAAGGAAGTTCTTCCTTTTAAATCTTTCTATCATCTTGTTATAATTCTAAATCTTCCATCTACATTAGTCTTTTCTAATATTCCTGCATATCTTTCTACATCAGAATCTCTAGTATCGTCACCATCTAGAGTAGTAGAATAAATCACGTTAGTATTTCCACTCTTTGTAGAAGATATATCCCTTACTGCCAATGCGAGAGATATTACCATATCATCGTGGTCTATGTCTGATTGGAATGTTGCAAAACCAGTTCTAGTCTTTGTTTCTTTAAACGATTCCAATTCTCTTAACAATCTACTAGTAAGAGTATAAGTGTTTGGGTCGTCCTGACTAGTGGGTATAATCAATCTATGAGAACTATCAGTTCTAGCTTCTATGAATCTAGTTAAGTTCAATAGTATTGCTGACCTAGCATTGGGTTGCATATTCTGTCCATCAACATTAACATACGAGTTCTTTAAATCTTGTAAGAAGTTAGCACCAATATTAGACTGGTCTATAATAGCCTTACTAGCACCATACTGCTTAATCATACCAATAACTCTTTCAGTCTGTAAAGTAGTTGGCATACCGTGATGTCTCTCAATCTTCAATATCCTAACTCCATCATTAATAATCTTATCATACTCTATTCCTTCAAAAGTTTTAGACTTAACTAACAAAGGTCTCTTCAAATGCTGAACAGCAGTAAACACGGAGTAGTCCCCATAAACCGATGTAGAAGTTGCAAAGTCACAACCAATATATACAGGGCCAAAAGATAAATCAGCAGACTGCTGGAAAGTAAGTTCATTAAAACAACAATTACTTAAGTCTTTAGACAAGTATAACTGAGAACCTTCACCACTTGGCGAACACATATACTCTCTATTGAACGCGAAGGCTCCCATATCTTCACGGATTTGTTTCAACTCTTGTAGCGTGAACCTCTCAGGCCACAGGGGTGCTACCCAATGAGAAGGGTCTAAACCCAAACCATCAGTAATAACAGCACTCTTATGCATATATTTCCATTGAGTATCAGGCTTCAAAGAACGAGACTTAATCTGACCCAAATACAAATCGTCCTCACTCTGTGGAGTTCCAATAACAACCAACTGACCCTTACGACTTTGAACTCTTCCATAAACAATAGTCCAAAACAAATTAATAATCTCACTCATCGGAGTATCAGTTTCCCTCAACAAGTCGTCACACAATAAAAGATTGGGGTGAACCCCACGAATAGTAGAATTAAACGGTTTCGTATAATACTTGTTACGATTAGTCGTAATGAACTCAGTCCTATTCCACAAAGAATCATTACCCTTAGGAACCAAGTGTTTTAAGAAAGGATTGGACTCGATGTTCTGTTCAACAATATCAGTAGTCTTCTTTGACTGGTCAAGCGAGGATGATATAGAACAAATCTCGAAGTCCCTCTCCTTCCAAAGTTTCCAGATTGGATAACCGACCCCATAAACAGTAGTCTTTGAATGTCCAATCGGATTAACGATACAAATATAACGATTATACGAAGTCTCCTTAAACTGTTCAATCTGAAACTCAGCCATCTTAAAGCCAAGAACATTATCCATAAAAAAAGGAAAACTATTCTGACACTTCACAATAAAATCTAAGTCATTGACCTTACTTTCAAGTTCATCATAATCCAAAACTAAACACAGCCACAATCCTTCTTAAACTCTTTCTCAAACGCCTTCTTCTCAGAAAACTCTAACCTATCCTTAAACTCCATACGCTTACCAATATTCCAGTTAGTCACAGGACGATAATAACCCACAACCCTAGAATACACTTCACACTTCTGACCACATTCACTCATAAACAATCAACTCAATTACTCTGAACCCTAACAACACCACTACGAATAGCCTTACGCCTACGCAAAGCATCAACAAACTCAGGACTAGGTTTATTAAAAACAATCTTCCCATCAATAAGTTCTGCGTCAAATAAATCAAACTGATTATCCTGCAACTTCCTAAACCCATCAACAACATCCTGCTGACCAAAAACATTAACCTGAGTATTATTCGTAACCTTACTAGCCGCCTTAATCTCACCCAACCTCTCCAAAGCCGTCTTCAACTGAGCGTGAACCTCCTTAATAATCACAAGCTGAGTAAAAACATTACGGTCATTCATACTCTCCCCAAAATTATCCTGATAACGCTTCAACAACAACTTAGTCGAAGAATACAAATCCTCAAACTCACCCTCAACACGACCAACCTCAGTCAAAACCAAACCACCAATAGCCTGACCCTCAGCCGAACTCGCCAATAGTTTCTCCCCACTCTTCCTCAAACCACGAACATCATCAACAGAAACAACATACCCACAACCATTCAACTTCTCCGTAACCTCCTCAACCGACTTCCCCCTCACAAACAAGTCCACACAAGCCAACTTCTCCCAATCCCCAACAACAACATCAGAACCCATACAACAATCTACCCAAAACAACCATATGACAAAACAACTATATAAACCTTTCCCCTCCACTAACCATACTAAGTATAATATAATAACATATATACTATATATACTATATTACTAAAAAAAAATAATAAAAAAAAATAAGTATAAAGGTGTGTTACTTATATATGTATTTTTATTTTTTCGTGAATGGTATTTATATTTGTTTGTGTTGTTTTAGTATATTAATGTTTGTATTGTTTTTTTGTAGCATAAGTTTATATATAACAAATAGGTATATATACTTACTCGTATAATAGAAAAGAACACATAACCAGTATATAAATAAACAATGTATTATAAACACATACACATATAATATAACGAACAAATAATCAACTTGGTAGGTAGTAGTTAATATCGTATTAACAAAACATAGGTTATTAATTGTTGGCTTCCTGTTATATTAGGAAGACCTGTTCTTTTTTTGTTTTGTTTGGAATGGGTGGTATATTCAGATAGAAGATTATCTACTATCTTTTGGTAGATTGTCTTTATACTATCTTTGTATCATCTGTGGGTTTTCTTATTAGAATATTCGTCTAAATAAGATGGTATTCCTACTGTTAAGATGTCATTGTCTTATGGTGGGGGAAAGTGGTTTAGATGGATAAACTTAGCTTCTTGGAGGAGCTAGAAATACCAGAGAAGGAAGGACAGAAGACGAGTCGGGCTTACCTGATGGTTGCTGACTTGAACAATGCTGGCGATAAGAAGCTTGCAGATGCAGTCCGTAAGGTTGCTAATGCGAAGAACCTTAAGGATTCTCAAATCTGCAAACTGATTGTCGCTAACAGTTTGTTTGAGAAGAAGGAATACGATGAGTTGGTTAAGCAGATTCTTGCTTAATCTTTCCTTTCTTTTTCATTAATTTTTTTGTAGGGTTTCAGCATTCATTTGTTGGCCTTGCGGAAGATGGTTTAGATGGACAATAAACGATTCTTCTTTACCAAGAAGAAGAACTACCAATTGTTTAGTGTTGGTGGTAAAAGTTTCGTTGAGGAAATAGGTTAATTTCCTCTATTCTTTTTCTTTAGATTCATATAGTTGATTCTTATGACAAAACCCTTAAAGTTTCTTGATTCGGCAAGCGGTATAATGGAACACCGCAGGCTGGTTAAACGCAACCACATAGAACACAAGTTGCGGCAGATTAGACGCAAGAAGGAAGAAGCTGGAAGCGCACCAGCGCACGTTAGGCCAATCGGGGTTTATGGCGATGCTAAGACCCAAGAGTTTCTTAACGATACACAGCTTAAGATTAGTATGCAAATCAAGGAAAGACTGGAACGCCAACGGGCTAAAGAGTTACACCTTGAAGAAGAACGGATAAAAGACGTTCAGGAAAGGCAGGCACACTATCAGAAACAGATAGATGCCATTAGCAAGAGGGGTTTAGAGAAGTGGCTTAGAGTCTAAGCCCGTTCTCAATCTTCTATCTTCTATCTTGGAAGATAAGATATATATTACTTTATTAAAGGCGTTTTTACTTATGGCTAGAACTATTGGTAAAGCTAAGATTAATAGGATTAAGGCTTTAGTTAAAGAGTTTAAAGCTAAAGGTTGTCCTAGTATTAGGGAAGCTGTTAGAGCCGAATTACCATCTGAGTGGTGGGATATTTGGGAGATGGCAGACCAAGAGATTGATAGAGTAATCTGGGATGAGATTTTTAATAACTAGATTAAAGGCGAAAATACTATGTCTTTACAAAACTATGCTGACGCATATAATCATCTTGGTCATACAATAGTTTGTATTCTATATCCAAATGAAGTTTGTATAGAATGCGAAACTTGTTGCGAGGTTTTATCTTCGTATAAAAAGAAATAAGTTTTATACTGACTTTCTGGAAAGTGGTTAGATTGAAGAGGAGAACTTTAATCGGTTAAATCTTCTAGGATAAGGATAGACTGAACTTTAAGTAACCGTAGGTCTATCTTCCTATTTATACTAAATCATAAGTGTTTATAAAATGTCTAAGATTACATATATACGAGTATCAAGAGTTAAAGGATTAGCAACTGGTCTTAAGCACAGATTATATTATTTGTTTACAAATCCTCTTACTAGAAAGATAATAGCAAGTCAAGAGGATTACTGTAAAGGTTATTCTGACGCTTTAGAAGATTTAGTTAATAAGATAAAAGAAATAGAAAAAGATAGTAAAAAGGTAGATGAAGATGGAAGATAAGTCTAATGAGATTACTGTTATGAATCTACAAACTATGGAAATGTATAAGATAGATGCAGTAACTTATCTTAAGGCTCTTATTAAAGCTAATATGGATAAAGATAATCCATATAGTGATGATGAAGTTCAAGAGATGACAGAAACTAATATAGATATTTTAACACCCGAAGATGATATGTCTATTTGGGGTATATCTGATGGTGGTTTTATTATTACTTCTGAATGGATAATAAAAGATATAGAAGAAATGCAAGAATCTTTTGAAGTAGATAAAGATTTACTTAAAACTATATCACAATTAAATTATTCTGAAAGAGTAATGATGTAAGATGAAATATGGTAGTCCAGTATTAAAGATTTATATCTTTGATGCTACCTGTATGACAATAGATAAAACAAATTACTTTATATGCTGATGTCTTATGACAGATGAAACTATACAAGAACGTCCTGTCACTCTAATGGATGTTCAGAGGGCAGGACAATTCTTGATAGATAATAAGATTACACTACCAGAGACTATAGCTAGTTGTCCACCAGAAGTAATATGGAAGTGGGCATTAGACTCTGGTTATATTCCTAAAGATACTATTCTTAAAGATGAGAAGAAGGAAGAGTTAAGATGTTAGATGAAAACATTATCAAGGGAATCTTAATCTTGATTATGGGTATAATGTGGTATTTACTCTTCAAACATAATAAAAGATATAGTAATTCTATTAAATATAAACTAGGAGTGATTTAAATGAAAAATATAACAGAGAGTAATATGCACGTTGATAGTGCAAACATAACTACCCAAAGAGAAGGTGGAAGCATAAAATACAATGTCATAACTGCAAATATCCGCGTATTTACATATTCGGATAAACAGACAATAAAGACTATTGAAAAGATTAATAGTCTTATAAGTGAACTTGATGTTTACTATAATAAACAGAAACAAAAGACAAAGCGCAAATACACAAAGCACAAGAAGAACAAAGTTGGAAGACCTAAGAAGTCTAAGAAGAAGTAGTTCAACCTATCCGCAAGACCCCACAATAGGATAATCTTCGGTATCATAAGATAAGTAAGTTAATCTAAGCGTTCACGGACTTTGCTAAGATTAGAAGAAGCCTTACTTATTTTATACCAAAGAGGATTTGTCCATCTTTCCCCTGAACTGTTATAACCTTGATATCAAGCAAGGTATAATAGCAGGACTGGAGGGATGCAGAATGAATGACGACATACTCGGAGACCTGAATATTCCGGTCAAAGAGCAGAAGTCTGCCACAAAGCACTATCTCATCTTCACAGATGAGAATCCCGTCTGGAAGGCACTTGATAGTGTCGCTAAGCAGAAGGGAAGCACAGGGCAGGTAGTCGGAGAGGCAATCTTGAAAAAGGTTCTCTGCGACTAAGTAGAATATGGAAGATGCGAGTCTTCCTATTCTTTATTTTTATCTAGAATAGGGTAGATTTCGGTGGATTTTACTAATATTACTAATCAAGACGTATCAGTAATATCACCTAATCCAGACGAATATAGAAAGATATTAAGTAAGATAGAGAGAGAAGAAAAAGAGACTAATATTCTATCTTTAAAGATTTTAGAGCATCTTAAGACTATTAAATTGCCTTATAGTGCTAAGCGTAGATTGTTATTAAGTGCTATTTCATTGTGTAATAGTGCTTTAGTAGAAGAGGAGGATAAGTTATATTATGGTGATACAGTAGATAAAGAGATTATCTGATGGAGACTCTAGGCTCAAACATCTTTTGGTGGCATAGGATAAATTCCTATGGATATTATGAGAGTGTAGGATATATATCGTATATCCGAAGAACGAGGCGTTTGTTTTTTCGGCACGCCTACAGGTCAGATAATCTTTATAATAAAAATCAACTCTAAACTATTATAGGAATGAACCATATCTTATCATCTCTAGGACGGAGTAATTAACCGCTAGCCGATAATTAAAGGTAAGATAAAATAGTCAAAGATTGGTTGTCTTTGAAGTTCCTATATAGAGAGAATTTGATAAGCATAAATAGTGCTGAAACCATCTTTCAGAAGGAGGGTTTAATATGGGTTTGCTGAGAGAGGATAAACTCTGCCCTGCGGGAATCGTAATCTCGTAAAGCAACGGTCTGGGATGGCAGCAATACTAAAATATATCATAGATTAATAGAATATAGTTCGATTGGGAAAGAAAGTAAAACCATTAGGTTGAGGATATGACCGATTTAAAGTAGGGTTTATCTTGAACGATACTAAAACAGATTCTAGACTCTGTAGTTAGGCGTTTAATTGTTAAGATATTCTACGGTTCTATATTCTAATCAAATATGATATATAGTCTAAATGTCTTTAGAGGGCAGATAAATTAATGTTGTGTGAAAAGTTCCAGACTGCTATAATCAAAGTAGCTCATATTAGGTTTGAATCTAATATGTTATGATAGTCTGTTACAAAGTGTCACAGTATAACTTAAAATGTTATATTACCGTATAGTCGGAGATGCTCTAAAGTCAGGACACATATAAGATATAATCTAGGTTATATAGATGTGCAAGATATGAAGACCAACCTTCGCCAAGAATAATATGGGATTACTTGGACAAATATTAAAGATTATTCTTGCGTTCTAAACCATATAGATTATATTTAAAAGATGGAAGTGATTTAAATGAAAAAGTTAGGCAATTGGCACGACAAAATGAGAATACAAAAACACAGAGAAAATAGAGAAAGAAAACTTTATCTCAAATCAAGAAAGTGAATAAAATGTCTTTTCGTTTTTATCTTTCAGATGAACAGATTAAAAACTTGATAGACTTTGCTTTTGAAGAAAGACCATATAAAGTTCAAGAGTTACTTATCAAGATTCAAAAAGAACAAAAGTTGTGATTAAAGATGAGCATAGAAATAGATACTTACAAATCTACAACCGGAAAACTAACTTGCGATGGTTGTAGTAATCCTATAAAGATAGGAGAAGAAAGAAGACGTATTACAGTAACAAATAGATTTTATGACTGTGGAAACAGAGAATGCGAAGTCTCAAATCACGCTTTCTTCCATCCAAAATGCTATAATAAAGTAATTAAAGACGCACAGAAAAAGTTTAAAGACAAAAGACGATATAGACCTATACGAAATACCTAAAGATTTTTTTATTTTTATTCGCTTATATACTTTTTTAAGGGCAAAAAGAGGTTAGATTTTTTATGAATAAACAATATTGGATAGATTTTGTAAGTGGATTAGGAATTTGTTTAGTAGAATTTCTAATTTATCTAATATGGATTGCTTTTATAGCTCTTATTTTGTGGCTTGCGTTTAATGCTACAGATATAAGTAATTCTGTTGGTAAATTGTCTTTTCACGATGCAGGAATGTTTGCTTTAATGTGGCACTTCCTTTTCTATATACACATTAAGAAATAGGTGATTTATTATGGGACATAAACATATTTTTGATAAACCAGTAGGAGTTACTAGGTGGGGACACCGTGTAATGGGTTGCGTCTGTGGAAAGAAGGATATTCTCCTACAGGAAAAGAAATCACAACCTAAAGTTGAAGAAGATATAGAAACTTTGATGTGATTAAATGAAGAAAGATAAAGTTGTAGAACTTCCAAAACCAAAACTACAATTTGTAATAGATATACTTTCCAATCCATTAGTTTTACTAATACTAATGTATATTATTGGGGTTATGTCTGGTTCATATAGTTGTAGATTAAATTGAATAATTATTACTCAGTAATATAATTATAATTTTCATATAGATATGCCTATTACTTTGCGCCACAAATAATAGACTAACTCTATAGCTATACTAAAATCGGTGGTTGGTATAGTTGTAATGCTTAGATTATAATTATATTGGGAATTAATAATTATTTAAGAGTTGATTATTATGCAAGAAGAAGTTAGTGAAATACCTAATACTGATGAAGAAGACGAATCTTCATTTGATGATGGAAGATTAATAGATGAGTCTGAACCATACGAACAATTAGTAGAAGAAGAAGAGAATAAGATAGATGAAAAACTAACAAAGTTTATTCAAGATATAGTTCTTGGTGACTCTCCAACCTTTAGTGGTTTAGAAAATACTGCTAGAACAATAAATTACTTAAAGACTGCTTTAGAATATATTAGTGTTCACGATGATGAAAACTTTTCTAAGATGAGAAAGCATTTCGAGGAACAGGATAAAAAGATTAAAGAGGAAGTGACTATAAATGAAAAATAAGATTGTTATTTCTGATGATGAACATTTAAATTATGCAAATGGTGTTGCACAGGCATTAGATAAAATGTCTGGTGAAATAATACTCAATTCTTTTATTTCAGATAAAAAGAAAATAAGAGAACGTAATAAAGAAATTGCAAAGAGACTTAAAAACTGTGCTTATCTATTAGAAGGGTGATAGTTATGTCAATGACTAGAAAAGATTATAGAAAGATTGCAGAAGAAATAAGAAATATGTATAAACTTCAAGATTATGCTGGTTCTTATATTATTAAAACTCTTGCTTCAAATATGGCAGTTATGTTAAAGAAAGATAATCCCCGTTTTGATAAAAATAAATTTATCGAAGCGTGTGAAATAGAGTATGATTAATATGTCAGAAGATGTAAAAACACCAAAGACACCAGAAGAAAAAGGATATACTTTCATTGTCACTTTTAGAACTGGTAGTAATGCTTTAACAGAACCAGAAGCTAAAAAGAAAGTAGAAGACCTAATCAATCTTATAGGTAAAGAATTACCTATAGGAAGATTGAAAGTTAGATTAGCAGAATCAGATTAATGTTTCTATCTCATTTGAGAGAGTTTTAAAAACAAAAGTAGGTGAATAAAAACTATGGCAGACAATGCGTGGAACGTAACGTCTCCTGCACAAGGAAAGGTAGTAGTTGTCAGGAACGGTAGCGAATCTCCATATGAGTATCCATCAACTACAAAGTTGGTAGATGCAGTAAACGATGCCGCTAATGAGGAAGGACTCACTTCGGTAATCGTAAAGACCTCGCGCAATGCAGAGGACACTATCCCGCCAGCAAGGAGTGGAGATACACTCGCTTCTTTCGGTGGAGTGGTTTACGTCTTTGCAAAGGCACAGGGCGCACAGTAAATTGTTTTGAAGACTTTATTTTTGTCTTCTTTTTTATTTTTTTACGCTTATACTATATTAAAGGGTTTTATTATGACTAGGAATCTTATAATAATTGGTTGTGGTGGAGTAGGTAGCAATATTGCTATGCTAGTCGCTAGGCACGAAAGTAATTGTGAATTTAATAAGATTGTGCTAGTAGACCACGATGTAGTCGAGAAGAAGAATCTTTCTAGACAGTTCTTTTTTGAGTGCGATATTGGTAAACCAAAAGTCGTTTCTCTTAAAGAGAATCTTTTGAAGGTTTGTCCAGAACTTAGTATTGATATTTATCAACAGAAGATTGTATCTGTTGATGACCTTATGTTTCTTAAGGCTTATGATGATGGTTATAATACTGCTATTCTTGCTACAGATAATACTGTTAGTAAGAGATTGGTTTATGAGAATTATAATATGGCTGAGAAGATTATAATTAATTGTGATAGAGATTATTATGAGATTAAGTTTGAGTTAGATAATGAGGAACTTAATGCTTGGAGTATTGGGACTGGTTATAATTCTACTCAGACTTGGCTTAGTAATTTAGCTGCATCTGCTTATGTTGTTGGTTTATTCTGTGAACTAACACCTTTAGAACTTTCACATACGAGGAGAAATATAATTGGTTCGGTGATTGAAGATGAGTGATGAATCAGAAGCTATTGTTAGGAGTGCCGCTAGTAGATTAAATTCAGAGTATCTTAATGTTACTATTCCAGAAGGATATACTATGACTATACCAGCTAATTCTAATGGAACTACTACTATTAGTGGAAATGTTACTATAGTAGATGGTAAAGATTCTGAATGGAAAGTAGATAAGGCAAAGAAGACTACTAAGACAAAACAGAAAACTCTTAATAAGTCTGTTGCAGAAATTAGAGATGAACTTGGTTTAGTTACTGCTAAAACTGAGGATGGTAAAACTATAGTTACTGTTGCTAAAACTATACCAGTTAAAGGAGATTTTGTTATACATCAAGTTAATCCATCATCTATAAAATATATTGGTATGGTAGTTCAAGAACCTAGAGAATATTCTCCATCCGGTTATCAACTACGCGATAATGAATATGGTATTATGATACTAGATGATAGTTTTGCTTCTGGTAATAATCTAAATTATGCTCTTAAGAAAGATGGAAGAAATGGAGTATATTGTAATATTTCTTCTCTAGAATATATTAGTCACTCTAATACTTTTATTAGTGGTAATCTCGATACTACATATTATCGTCCTAAAACACTAAATAGGATTACTGATAGTTTTTATAAACTAATTACTGATTTTGAAGCAAAGTTTAAAACTGATTTGTCTTTGCTAGAAAAAGATATCTCTGATGATATTTCTATCATTGTTAGAGATAAGTATAATCATCAGTATGACCAGATTATGATAAATCATAAGAATGAGAAAGCAGAAATGGAACGTAGATTTGCTGGTATGATAGCAATGCCTAACATATCTTATAGTGATTATCTTACTTTTATTGAACACGGTATGTTCTTTGTTAAAAAGGATAATGCTATTCTTATATTTAGAAAGGGAACTCATACTGTTAAGATGATTACTATTAGAGATAATGCTATGGGTCTTGAATTACCAGTTCCATTTACTGTTAAAGGATATATTGCCATACAATTCTTTAATTCTGGTAATGGATATAAGTATAATGGAGCATACTTCTTTAATAGTAATTTTAGTCCAGTAAAAAGTTATCACATATCTAGTAGTAGTGGTAATATTTGCACAGGAGATTTGAAATCAAATCTTAATACTCTTTCATTTAATGCAAGTGAAATAGATAAGGCTATGGATGATATACTTTCTATGCTAGAAATAGTAAATCCAACTAGTCCATATAATAATAGAGTTGATGCTAAAGTAGATAAAGCATTAAATAAAGTATTTTGTTGGACTCACAAGAAATCTAAGGCTTCTTGTGGTTGTGACGAAGAAGACGAGGGATATTAAATGACTACTGGAAATACTTGGACTATACAAAGTTCAACTAAAAAAGATAAAATAGTATTTGATGAAAAGACACCAGTTCCTATAGTAATGTCTCTAGAAGCAGAACAGAAGATTGGTGGTTTGCTTGAAGAGTTTCCAGACCACGAATGGATGGCTGGTCTTATAGGAGAAGTAAGAGATGGTTATTACTTTATTACTGATTTGTTTATTCCTGAACAGGAAGGTAGTAAGGCTCTTATAGAAGTTACTAATCGTGGAGCAGCAGAGATGGCAGAAGTTAGTCTCTTGGGTTGGCTTCACTCTCATAATACTATGTCTGCTTTCCAGTCTGGAACTGATACTCATACTGCTCATATGTATGACTTGTCTATTACTGTAAATAATAAGTATGAATATTATGCTACTCTTAAAGTTAATATTCCTGTTGGTGGACAGATGCACTTGAAGTGTGATGTTCAGAGGGAATCAATCTTTTTTGTTAATAAGTCTTTTGTAGAAGCTGTTAAAGCAAAGATTACTGTTCGTAACTATGGTTATGCTAACAATGGGACTTGTCCTAGGTTTCCATATAAGGACGGTCAGGGAAATCCTATGTGGGAAGATGAAGGGACTTCTTCGCAACAAACTATTCTAGCTCATTCTGATATGGAGAAGAATACTAATGACTTTCCAGAGTTTAATGACTATCATCCAGATGGTAAGACGTTCTGTGGTCAATGTTCTACTAAGATAAAGGGTCAGAAAGCTGCTTGGTGTCCTGCGTGTGGTCAGGGTATTCATCTTGGTTGTAGGCAAGCACATAGACGCGGTTGCGAGAAACTCAAAGAGATTAAGAACGCTGAAAAAGATGTTCAGGAAGAAGTTTTTGATAAGGTTATTGAAAAGGCTATAGAAGAGCAGATTAATACTGATAATGGAGTTATAGCTTCTTAGGGTGGTATTAATGACTAGAGTTTTTAAATGCAATAGTGTTAGTTCCACTCTTGGGGTAGTTATTCCTGTTAGTGTTAGGCACGACCTTAATATTATTGTTGGAGATGAGATAGAGTTTATTAAGGATAATTCTAATGGAAAGTATTTTATACTACATAATAAGAATCCAAAGAATTTTAAAGGTTGCAAACTATGTGGTAAAGAGGGTAAAGAACCAGTTTGTGATAATTGTATTAGTAATCTTTCTAAAAAGAAGAAGGAAGCAAAGAGGTAGATTTAAATGGTATCGAAGGAAGTGTCTAGCTATATTCTTAAGCGTATTGAAGAGATGCGTGAAAAGCAACTTAGTAAAAAAGTAGCTAAATTTAAGAAAGATAATAATTTTAATATTTGTGAAGAAAGATATTTTCAGACTAGATTTTTAATTTATAGAGAAAAACTTAGGAAAGCCGCAAAGAAAGTTGGCCTTGATTATCAATCAGATTATATTACTTATTCAGGTAGTAATTGGGAAAGAGATATTACTTATTCAGGTAGTAATTGGGAAAGAGACAGAGCTAATCTTGCAAAGGTTATACTCTATATGGGTAAAGATGTATCTAATGAGTCTCTTGAGAAGGCACTCAAGAAGATTGGGTGATTTGAGTGTCCACTTTTAAGATTGTTAGGACTGGTATTATTAGGGTTGAGCAGACTCTTTCGGTAGAGGCAGAAAATCCTCTTACTGCTCTTGCTAATAGTCAGAATGCAGATGATTCTGATTGGGAGACCGTTCCTATTGATATGTCTAATATGAGAGAAGATAGTGAGAGAACCGTTTCTCTTATTCAATCTTCTGAGGATGAGGAAGTTAAAGAGGTAGATTCTTTTGAGCAAGTTTGATAAGACTATTGATATGATAAAGAAGTATGAAACTGCTCCTTTTGATTATAATGGTAGTATAAAAGGTCAGATAGACGTTATTAATCAGTTTATTAATGATGCTGGTAATAGTGGTTTCTCTGCTTCTTGTGTAGGTAGTGGAGTATTTAGAGAAACTCATAGTCTTAAAGGAAATTATATGGTTACTGATTTTGATAAATTTCTTTATCCACAATATAATCCTTTAGATGATTTGCATAGGTTTATGACTGAGAGTAGTGAATGGTTTTTAAAAGAGGCTAAGAAGAAGATTGTAGAATCTCCTGATGCTCATCCTGATGTTATGAGACGTTGGGAACTAGTAGTGAAACATAATGGTGATATTCATAAGGCTTTAGAAGAACATAATAAGATTGGAGAAGCAGATGAGACTGAGTATATTAGAAAGATTAAAGAGAAAGCTGGTTCTGTTTCTAATTGGGGTAAAAAGGTAGATTAGAATGTCAGATTGTGTTGGAGAGATTATTTCTGTTAATAGTGATGGTAATCAGAAGAGGGTTGTTCGTGTATCTAATTTTGATATGACTATTAATGCTAAGACTATGAAAACTGTTATTACTGGTTTTCTTAAGGCTGATGGTAGTGGAACTATGACTGTTTCTAGGAGTGGTAATATTTTGAATAGTTTTACTTTTGGTAGTGAGGAGATTAAAGATGCTTGATGATTCTAAGAAGTTTTGGATAGAAAGTGATAGTCATAATATTATTAAGACTCCTATTAAGAAGTTAAGTAATAATAGTATAGAATTTATTATTCAGTCTTATCTTAATAAAATTGGAAATAAGAATGATGAGATTAAAGAGAAGCAACTTGAATATAAGACTCTTATGACCGAACTAGATATATTTCTAGGAGAAGCCAATAGGCGTAGAAACATAAGATGGAATACTAATAATAAAAAGGTGGCTAGTAAATGAAACGTGCAGTTACTTGGTATGAAGATTGGCTTAAGGATTTGCGTAATGAAATAGCAGTTAAACGTGGTAGGATTCTTAAGGCACAGGAAGAGATTGCTACTCTTGAAGATGATGCTAGGTTTTTGAGTTTGCAATTAGAGGAAGCTAAGAAGAGGGGTCTTAGTAGTTTTAATGATAAAAGATTTATGATTAAGTTAGATGATAATAAGGAGGAGATGTAGGTATGTCAGAAGTAAAGGTATTTGATAAGCCGGTAGAGGATAATATTCTTTATCTTAAACTTCATCAAATAGAAAATGATATGGTAGATATTGATGCTGTAGATAGTAAGGGTAATAAGATTGATTGGATTCTTACTTTTACTAAGGGTAAGGTTCTTTTTAATGATACTCTTAATTCTAGAGTTAAACTTCCTAGGAATAAGAAGGGTAATCCTGTAATTTGTCTTGGATATTATGGTGTTATTAGGGAGTTGATTCCTTCAAGAACTACTATTAAGTCTAAGGAAGTTAAGAAAGTTCCTGCGAAGGCTTCTAAGTCTAAGAAGAAGATTAAGAAGATTTGGGGATAAGTAGTAGTTATCTATGATGAGAGGTTCTATTCTATGATTAATCCTATTCGTCTCAATAGTTTTGAGATTGATGAGATAGTGGATAGTTTTTTGAGATTAGAACTTATCGGAGATTATTTTTATGTTTATTATATTCAAAAGTTTTATACTGATGTTCATAATAGTGATGGTTCTATTATGAAGTTGGAGATAGGTAAAGATACTAGGAGTAAGTATATTTATCCTTGTGATGCTAGAATTATTGTTGCTTTGGTTGGGGAGAAGAGGTGTAAGAAGTATGACTGATTTGTGTCCTCGTTGTAAGAGTGATGATATTATTGTTGAAGATTCTTCTTGTAAAGATGGTTTTGTTATTAGGGCTTGTAAGTGTTATGCTTGTGATTGTTTATTTAAGGAAGTTTATAGTTTGGATAGGGTTGAAATTGAATGAATAGTAAAATAGTTTGTAATATTAATAGACAAACTGGAAGTAAATTTGTAAGACAATTAGTTCAAGATTTTAGTAATAGAGAAAAACAAGATATTCAAACTGAGCGTTTACAGATAGCAAATAAACTTAAAGAAATTTTAAATCCACCGATGAAGTTTTGGGAGTATATGAAAGAGAAGCATAATTTTGAACCCGGAGAAATAGACGAATCTTGGTGTATTGAATATGATAGGTGGCTAATAGCATTTTATCAAGATAAATATAATAAAATACGTTCTTTAATTTTGGAGTTAGAGGGGAAGAAAGAATGAATTTTGATTGGAGTATAGCTCCTAATTGGTTGTGGCATTAATTATAGCTACTGTTTTTACTCTTATAGTTAAATGGATTTTGGGTTGGTAATTATGAATAAGGAGTGGGCGATTGTTACTGGTTTAATGTTTTGTGCTACTATTTACTCTGCTTTTAATGGACACCCAACTTTAGCGTTGGGTTTGGGTATAGTGGCTGTTTGTTTCTCTTTTGGTATGTAAGGTGTTAGTATGAATGTAACTTTGAATATAGAATCTTGTCCTAGTAATAGGACTTTGTGTAGTTGTTGTAATACTACTATTGCTTTGAATACTCCTAGGGTTAGTATTCGTGGTGTTGGAAGGCGTGAGAGTGCTAATAAGTATTATCATCCTGATTGTATTATTGTGTATATTGATAGCGAAGTTAAAAGGATATTTGGAACTGTTCCTCAATCAAATACTACAAATATAACACCACAATAACTTTTATATATATATTTAATATATATTGATAGTTTATCTACTAAAATAAGCGTTTAGTCCATATCAGACAAACAAAAACCATAACCATTAGAATATGCTTCAATTGGTGCATTGTGGGCTTCACGGTTTGAAAAGGAACTTGGTTTTAATCCAATCCGTGATACTTGGCTGTTCATTTAGCCCTATGTTTTAGTTGGTTTAAACCGAACAGATGAATATATATAAAGATTATATAGATGATTAATATGAATATAATGAATACTGGAATAAATATAACCAATACAAAAGTAGAAATAGATAGACCACTCAAACCTTGTAAAGATTCAAGATTCTATGACTCAGACCCAGAACAAACAAAGAAGAATAATCAAAGATATTCTTTTGAAACTGGTTCAAAAACATTTGAAGATATGATAGAATGGAGAACTAGGTCTGGTGATAAACCACTTATACTAAAGAATAACGAAGTCTTAGTAGTAGTAGATAATTCTACTTTTAATGATGAAAGAATAGTAAGTATCTATACTAAGAATCCTCTTAAAGTATATAGAGAAGGAGTAATACCAGACGTTAAAACAGATAAGATTACTATAGATATGTTAGAAAAAGAAATAGATAAACTAGAAAAGAGATTAGAAGAAAAAGATAAGATAATAAATCAAGCACAAGAATTACTATATAACTATCAAAGAAGTGAAGTATAATGATTAAAGCAAAATCTGGAGATAAAATATACATTCCGTCTTCATACTATATAGACCATCCACAAGACGATGTTGATGGAGGAATAGCAACAATAAATACAATAACAGTAAACAACTATCTACCAGAAGACCATTATAATAGAGTCTTCGTATCTGTAGATGAAATACCAAATGTTAGTTATAATCTAACTAGCCTATTAGAAAAGCAAGACAAACTAAAAAAAGAATTTAAAGATAAAGTAGCAAGATTATGCGATAGTAAATGGTGATAAGATGGTAAGAAACGCAGAACAAAAACTAGAAGAAGCATTCCAAAACCTACTCAACGTAGCAGACGAAATAGAAGAACACAACAAAGCAATCAAAGTTGGAATGAAAGTATTTATACACATACCAGATATGTTACACTATAAAGAAAAAGAATCAATAGTAGTAGACTACCAAAGAGAGGGAATGAAGTATGGACTCAGAAATAGAGAGAGCGATAACGGAAGCAATACAAAAACAGAAATTGGAAGAGAAGTATTCAGGAAGCCTGAGTCTACTAGAACTCAGAGTCCAGTCGAAAACACACCCAAATGAAATACAATATTACCCAAGATTCGATGGCTCAGAATATAGTTGCACTTGTCCCGGATTCGAGTTTAGAAAAACCTGCAAGCATATAGATTTAGTAAAAATAGTAAAAGAAACTCTTAACACTAATCTATTTGAAGAAGTTGAGAGTGGGGAAGTAGGAGAACCCACCCCAACTACAGACTACTAATACTAGCGTGGGAACACTAGAACAATAGTCTAACTATAACTATATATACTTCTAACTATTTAACTATACGATGGAGATGTTACTAATGCAAAGAAATGAAGTTTTTAATTCTATCACACAAACATTTGAAGATAAGTATCTCGGACTCGGAAGAGAAGTCGGAGAAGAATTTATGTATTCAGTAGCATCATATAACATACAACAATTCCAGCAACCAGAATTTAGAATACGTAGACACTTGTGCTTATACTATCCAGCAGGATGGCTTAAGTCTAGCATCCTAATGAAGTTTAACGATATACTAGGAAAACAAAACTGTTCATTTACTAGCGACCTTACTCTAGCCGCAATGCGTGGTTCAGTAGAATGTGGACAGTTTGTAGTCCCATCAACACTAAAATCTCCCTTTGCAGTAGCAACAGAGTTTGGACAAATGGTAAATCCAGACTCACAAGACCTAGTTCAAAAACTACTCAACGTATTGGAAGAAGGAGTTGTATCTGTATCACTCGTAAAGATAGGACAACTTGATAAGATAGCAAGATTAGATGCAGAAGCTAAATATCCCGGACTAAAGTTCATAGACCAGAATACATTTACCTATAAGACTAACTGGATATTGTTTGCAGGAACATACGCAAAGAAGTATCTCGTAGATAATGCTCTCGAATCTAGGTTTATAGTATGTAGTCCTATGGAACATCTTACTCCTGAACTAGTAAAGCACGTTAATAATAGCAGACCATTTAATGAATTGATAGATGTAGATGCAGTCATAACTCTTCAATCTATGTTAAAAGAAAACTCTAACATAGATATGAAAGTAATACTTCCTGATGAAGTATATCATAGGAAAGAACCTATTACTGTAAGAGAATCTGCTCAACTTATATCTTATGTATTAGCTCGTAGGTGGTATGGTATTGATACTACTACGGAAGATATTATTGCTACAGCAGAGAAGTATCATAAGAACTCTATGGCAGTATGGAGTTCATCAGAAGATATGATATTTAATGTTCTTATGAAAGAACCCGGTAAAGAATATACTCTAGAAGATATAGCAAATACTACTAGATTGTCTAGACTACAGACATATAACTCTCTACGCAAGCTAGGAGTCAGTCCGTATATACATCCTGAGTCTGCAAAAAAAGTTTATAAGCTATCTTAGGATAGTTATAATATCTAAATGTCTAGATATCTAAACATCATAACTTTGTTTAAATGTCTAGATATTACAATATCTATACAAAAGATATATATATCTTTAGGTTCATTATATTATTACATTCAATATGTTGTAATATTATAACTGAATGTAATCATATAAGATAAATATATAATATACAAATATATAATATATAATAACATATAATATATTAAAGATTTAAATTCAATAAGTCGTTACTTCGTAACGACTATAATATGTTAATATATAAACATATATTATATATTAATATAATATCCTATATAAGTAGGAGTTGAAGTAGTAATGGGATATATTGATATTGATAATATCAACATAGATACACTAGTTAGTGTAAGAAAAGTAAACAAGTCTCAAGTATCTGGACAGAGACTATTATCCATACCATCAATGCATTGTAAACTATTCGGAGATGCAGACGATTATACTTTCATTAGTGGAAAATATATTGTCCTAGTTCCATCTAATAAATTAAAGATATCTAAAGAAGAATATCTTAAGATACAAGATGCACTAGATAAAATATTAGAAGACAAAATAGTATAAGGTGGTAACAATGGCTAATGTTTCAGACATATTCGGACAAGACTTTGCATCTAAACTCAGTTCAGCAAAAAGACCTTGGACTGAAATATCAGAAGAAGAAATACCTGCTATAGTAGAACAGATAAAGAAATTATCACCAGACTCAGCAGCAACATTCTATTTTAAGAAGTATAAGAATGAAGAAAAAAGAATGGAGATACTCTTAGTTACATCTCTTAAAGATGGAACAGTTAAGATTAGACCGACAAAGAATCCATCATTTGTATTTGTAACAGGAATAAAGTGGTTAGATAAATTCGTATCATTGTTTATGTCCATAGACGATTCTATGAAGATACAACCAGAAACAACTTATGTTATAGTAGGTAACTTACAAACTAAACCATATAATGGAAGTGAGTCTTACTCTATGTTTGTAAAGAAAATATTTACTCTTGAAGATATACAAAAATATATGAAGGTGTGAATAGAATGAAGAGTGAGTGTAAAGTATTTGTTAATGGTGTTCAAGAATCTAGACTCTATAGAGATGATGATTTTGAATATTCAAAGACACCAGTAGAACTTGGAATGTCACACCTTGGTTCTGTAGTAATGATAGAAGTTACTAGAGAAGACAAAGTTATAGAGAGATTCAAGTTTAATGCTAACGACTTTATATACTTACTCAATTCTATGAATAACACGGAGTTCAAAGTAACTGCTACATTTAGAGCATTCCTTAAGGATATCTCGAAGAAGAAGAGAGAGGAACTCGAAGCAGACTTTGCAGACCAAGATGCTATGATAGTAAATCCAAGAGATGAATATCAGAGACTTAAAGAGATGGAAGATGAAATAGCTAAAGATGCTGATATGTATATTGGCGTTGATTACGCAACAGAAGTTATACAAGAAGGTGAAAATATAAATGGCAGAAATACAGACAGCATTAGCACAACCAGATAATAAACTCGTTAATGTCGGATTTATTAGAATGAGTAAGAGTGGAAAGAGTCTTACTATTAGTATCAAGCAACCAGTAACAGAAGGACAGTATATGATTATTAGTCTTAAAGATATCAAGGCCATACTTGAAGATACTTCTGGACAGGCATTTGGAAAGGTTGGAACTTTCGTAAAACAATAAGTTGATAGAATGGAACATACTCATATGGAGTGTAAGTGCAATCACGTTGGTGTGCATATAGTATGCGCTTGTGGAAAGATTGATGCTTGCATTACTTGTGTTAGTGCTTGTGAGAGGAGAGAACAAAATGGTAGAAAAGACAGAAGCACAAAAGGTAGCAGAACTATTTAATAAGAAACCAGTAACATCTGGACAACTTGAAGTAGTTAATAAAGTAGATTATGCTACAATGGATATAAAGGATATAGAGACTTGGGAACGCCAACTCGCTTTAGTAAAGTCTATAGTAGCAAAGGATTGTAGTGATGATGAGTTTTTATATCTTATTCATCAGGCTAAGTCTTATGGATTGAATCCTCTTAGGAAAGAAATTTGGGCTGTAAAGTTTGCAGGAAGACCAGCACTTGTTTTTGCAGGAAGAGATGGTTATCTTTCGATAGCACACAAGTCTGGAAAGTTTGGTAGTATGAAAACTACATTCGAGTTTCCAAAAGAAAATAATATTGGAATACCAATCTCAGCAACTTGCTTAGTCTTTAGAAAAGATTATAATTTACCATTTGAATGCACAGTATTCTTTAACGAGTATAACTCAAGTAGTAATCCATTGTGGAAGAAGATGCCTTGTGTAATGCTTGGTAAGGTTGCAGAATCATCTTGTCTTAGGAGAGCATTTAATATAAGTGGATTATATGACCCGTCAGAAATGGATAACTCTGGTCTAATTCACGCATCAAATAATAGTTCTAATAAAGAAATAGTAATAGAAAAGGTAGATGTTATTAATGAACACAACTCTGGAGAATGAAATCTGTGTAGTCTGTAATAAGGATAAAGCAGTAATCTTTTGTTCTTGTTGTGGAAGAGGTTGTTGTATAAAGTGTTTTAATAAAGATGAGAATGAAGTTTGGAAGAAGTTAGAAGAAGTTCATAAAGAAGGTGTGAAGAATGAGTGAATTATTTTTAGGATTTGTTGGTGGTTTAGTAGCATCTGGAATTACTTATACTATCTATAAGGGTAGTCACCAAGATTTAAAAGAAGAAGGATATAAGAAAGGATATTTAGAATCAGAAGAAAAGAGTAAGTTTGAATATAATAAAGGATTTCAAGATGGAGTAAGAAGATATAAAGATTCAGAATTTGAAGAATATAGTAGAATGGTATATCGTAAAAATAATGAAATAAAGAATCTTTCTGAAACTATAGAAAGACTTGAAAAAGAATTACTTACATCTAATACTTCTATGAATGTAGTTTGTATTTGTAATTGCAAAGATTGTAAAAAGAAAAAGAGGAAGTGAATAATATGTGTCCAAGTAATTGTTTTGCAGATGGAATAGTAGGAGCAATAATAGTAGCCGTATTTATAGGTGTAGAATATTGTGTATATCAACTCGGTAAATCAGACGGAAGATATAACGGTTTTAAAGATGGTTATGAAGATGCAGAAAAATTCTATAAAGAATATATAAAAAAGTATTATAAATCAAAGTAATAATTATAGTGGGGGCTTTGTAGAAATAACTGATGGCCGTGTGCCGCAAACTAGCTACAGTAATTGATTGTATGTTTGAATACAGGATATGTTGCCGGTGCAACTCCGGCAGCCTCCACCAATATATTTATTAAAAGTGAATAGAATGGAAACTGTAGAACAAGAATTGTTGAGTATAGCAGATAGAACTTTAAAAGCAGAGTTTCCAAAAGTAGGAAAATTAAAAAAGACCAATAAATCTATTATAATATTTTTAAATAAAAATTTAGATAAAAGAACAATAATATCAATAAGTAAAGATGAAATAGATTCAGCACCACTCTTACCACTTTTACAAAATAAACTTCCATTTGATATGAGAGAAATAGATGTTCATATGATTAATAAATTTTATATGGAGTGATTCTTATGGTATCAAGAATAATATGGGGTAATAGTCCACCAATAACATTATCAGATGGAGACGAACTAAGAATAGATAATAATCTATTAACATATGGTAATGGAATTGTTAATAGTGGAAGAAGAACAATATCACTAATAAAGTCACTTAGAGATTCAGGATTAGCATTAGATTATAATAATAAAGAGGAGGAGATACAAATGGCAGACGCAGGAAGTCGTTACAGCATCATTGAGAACTTGGCGAAAGACAAGTTACTTGCTGAAATGGCAATCAAGAATGAAAAGAATAGGATTAGTGGACTCGAAGCAAAACTTCGCAACTGGAAACAGGATATAGCTCGTAGTCAGCAACAACTTGAAAACGAACTTGAAGATGCTAAAGCAGTAGCAGTAGTAGAAACAGAGTTCAACAACAAGAAGATTGTTCAACTCGATGCTGCAATAGCACAGATTCAGAAGATTTCTGAGACTGTCGAAAAAGGAAACAAGGAGTAAATACTCCTTTCTTTTGGGTAAATTGGATTAGTAATTAAAGGGGATAAGGTAGTAATACTGTTCCGTGATTATACTGTTTCGTTCCAGTATAAATAAGATTAGTAGTCCTAGCCTTCTAAAAGTCTTTTTTGGGCTATAACCAGCAAGCTATGAAAAGCAATGGTAGTGAATTTAAGCGGCTACATATCTTTAGGAGTGTGTAGTTTAGACATTCACATACTAGTTCATTATATAAGATTCGTCTTGTAACTGGACGCTGGTAGCTTAACAATTGAGATGATTGATATGGATGGATATAAATTTATTGGTAATATATTAATTGGTTCTGGAATACTATTTTGGTTAATAGTAATAGTTATTTTTGCTATAATATTAGTAACTTATATTTCCTCAATTGTTTTTGTTGGAATGATATTTTTTGCACTCTGTATAATTTTTGTAGCATATGCTCTTGGTTATATATATAGTGTCTAGTGATTAAGATGGATTTTAAAACAATAAGAAAACAAATAATAGAATTCTTTAAACATAAAGAACCAGAAAAACAAGCAGAAGGATATAACATAGAAGGAGTATTCTATACAAAAGAAGAACTTAAAAAGAAACAAAACGAATGGATTGAACGTGGGATAATACAATGAACCAACATTTTTCATTCTTACTAAAACACTATCCAGAAACTAAAGTGTTCGCAAGATTCAAACACGATGGAGAAATATTAACAACACATTGGGTAGCAGCAAAAGACTGGTATTCATTACACAAAACAGACCCAACAGACTATGTAATACTCGCCAACGAAATAGTATTAGAAACAGACTTCTCTACAAAAGAAGAGAACGAAAAGTATTTCTATGATACCGTTAAACCAAAGTTGGATAAAGAAAAGATATCGTATATTGCTGGAGATTCTGGAAACAAGTCATTCCACGTTCATATACAATATGACCAAGAACTAACTGGATATCAGAAAGTTAGAATAGTAGAAGACTTATTTCCCGGACACCCATTTGATAAGAATCTCTTATCTAATACACACGGTGTAAGATTATTTAGTGCAAAGCATCCAGAGACAGGTAAACCAAAAGTTAGAGTTGTTAAGGTTGATGGTCTTAATAGTATAGACTTGTCTAGATACCCAAAGGTTAAAGAAGATAAAGGAATATTTATTAATGTTGATAAGAATACTAGGCTTAAAGATTGTCCAGTATTATCATTGGCATTGAAGATGAAGTTTCCACAGGGAGCTAGGCATACGGTATTGATTCCTAACTTCTTGGCTTTACATCCAACGGATGAAGAGATGAATCAGTTTTGTAAGACTCAGGGTATGAATGTTAGTGAGTTGAAGGGTTGGCTTGATTCTAATAAGTTTCAAGCTAGGTTCTCTTGTAAGCAGATTAAGTATCATTATGCTGAGTATCACGACCAATGTATTAATAGAACTTGCTTGCAAGGACAAAAAAGATGATTAATATGGGAATGATTAAAAAGAAAATGTGTATATGTGGTCACTCTGAAAATATGCATAATTTAGAAATATGTTTTATACAACAAAATAAAGAAGGAAAAATAATTTCCAAGCATTGTCAATCTGATTGCGATTATGAAACTAAAACTAAGATATGTAATTGTAAAAGATTTAGAGAAAAGAAGTAGATTATTATGGATAAACTAATCAAATTACACGATAAAGTAAAGAATCATTCCTTTCGTTTAAATCATAAAAAAGGAAAACAAAAAGAATATAGAGAACTTTTATACCAACTAGTAAGAGAATTTGATAAAAAAACAAATGAACTTTTACCAGATAGAAATTTGGATTTGGGATATCTATTTCACGAACAGTTCTCACTAGTAATGGCACTAGACTATTATGAGTTTGATAAAAATTTAGATGAACTTCATTATAAAGAATCTCTTAATCCATTTAAAGTTGGAGAAATAATGGCTGCAATAGAAACAACTATAATTCAACAGATACACCAGTTTATAAATACAAAAAAGATAGATAAGTTTACTACTTTCTATCACGGTTGTAATGATGCACCTTGGGGAAGATGGAATACTTATGTATGGAATCCAAAGAAAAAAGAATATGAAAACATAAGTTATAAAGAAAGTGGATATAAGTTTAATAAAGAAACTTGGAAATGGGAAAAGAAAAAGAAGTGATTATTATGACTATGATTAATAAGAGAATGTGTAAATGTGGTCATTCTGAAAATAATCACGGTCAAGAAGTATGTTTTAAAAATTGTAATAGAGAAGGAAAAGTAATTTCTAAACAATGTTATTCTGAATGTGAATATGAAACTAAAACTAAAAAATGTAATTGCCAAAGATTTAGATTAAAAGTGAAGTAGAATGAATACAGGTAGAGTATGGCTGACAGCAGATACACACTTTAGCCACGAAGTAATGATAGACAAATATGGAAGACCATTTAAGAATGCGACTGAGATGGATTCCAAACTCATTAAAGCGTGGAATAACTGTGTAGCACCAAATGATACTATACTCCATCTAGGAGACCTATCAATAGTATGCGGAGACAAAATAGGGTTTATCAACGCAACCAAAATGCAACAAATACTCAATGGACTTAATGGACATAAAGTATTAATTAAAGGTAATCACGATAAGAAATCAAACGCTTGGTATATGAAAGTAGGATTTGATAATGTCTGTGATGCAATGGTAATAAGTAATAATATATTTACTCATACACCAGTAAAGAGAGAACTAATGCAATACTTTAAGTATAACTTTCACGGACACCATCACGCTAATGTATCAGAGAGATATAGAAAGAGTGATGGTTATGTTTGTGTTTCTGTAGAAAGAACTAAGTATCAACCAGTATTATTGAATGGTTTATTGAAAGATTTAAATAACGTGGTTAAACCAAATCATAAAAAATATATTTCTAATCCTGCTTTATATGAAAATGATATAGAGGATTGGACAGAGTTTTATAAAGAAAAAACGGAAGGATAATTTATGGCTAGAAAATTTAATCAAACGAAAAGAAAAACTATTCTAGCAAGATATGTAGATTATCCAGATGGTTTTACTTTAATATTTGATAAACCATTAAAAATTAATTCTGATAGAATATATTTTCTATATAATAAATATGATTCAGAAACGCATATGGCGTTATTGGATATATATCAAAGGAGAGTGAATAAAAAATGACTAGAAAAAGTTGTATCTTCTGCAAGAAGGTAAAGAATAAGAGTTGTCCTTATCATAAGGAAAAAGAATCATATATGAATGATAAAGAATTCTATGCATATATTGATAAGAAATCAACAAAAGGAAAGAAAAAGAACAAGAAGAAGAAGTGAGTTAAATGAGTTGGAAGTTTTGCGATATCGAATCAATGGAGCATCCAGAACAAGACACTCCTAGACTATGACGAAGATGAAATAGTCGTAGAAGAAAAAGTTGATGGTGGAAATGGTTGCTTCTTTGCAGATGAAGATGGTCTAATTCATATCTGTAGTCGTAATCGTGACTTGATAAGTGATAAGGACACCAAGACTTTTGCTTTACAACAGAAGTGGCTTTCAACTCAACTCTATAAAGACAAAGTAATAGTTCCAAAAGAATATTACTTCTACTTTGAGCATATGCAGAAGCACACTATTCCTTATGGTGATAGTATTCCACCAGTAATAGGATTAGATATTAGACCAAAGGAAGGTGCATTTGGAAAGACACCAATGTTTATTAGTAGAGATACAAAGGTTAAGATGTTTACTGAACTTGGTATTCCAACAGTATCTCTTAAGTGGCAAGGTAAAGTTAAGGATTTCAAGAAGTTGAATCTTGAAGATACTGCTGGTGTTAATTATCACCAGTTACTTGGAACTAGTGCTTACTATCAAGGAGAACCCGAAGGTATTGTAATCAAGAACTATGGTCGTTGTAATGTTTATGGTAGGCAGATGTTTGGTAAGATAGTTCGTAAAGATTTCAAGGAACTTAACAAGGCTGTCTTCGGTGGAGTTAAGAAGGATAGAAGCGAAACTCTTAAGTTGGTAGAGTATGCTTGCACTCCTGCTAGAGTTAAGAAGGCTATTCATTCTCTTACTATTGAGGGTGGGAATAAGTTAGAACGTGGTTTGATGAAGCATCTTCCTATGACTGTGGTTAAGGATATTTTTAAGGAAGAGTATGAGTATATTCTTAAGAATTGTAAGGAAGTTGATATTCAGACTATGAAGCAGGTTGTTGCTAAAGAGTGTTTGAGACAACTTGATATAGCAATATATGAGAAAGATAATGGTGAGAAGAATGAAATCTAAAGAATATTCTATACAACTAGAATCTGTGAAAGGAACTAGGTATAGGACAGAAATAATGTTTATCAATAAAAATGATGATATTGCTGGTTATGGAGAAAGCATAACCACAAGTAGAATATTTAATAATAAAACTACAATAAGAAAGATTATATTATATAATAAGAATAGAGAAGTTGGAACTAGAATATTACCAAAAAGAATAAAGGTTAATAAAGGAGATAATGTAATAGTTGATTGGGGAACTATAATTGTTAAATCTTTACGCTGAGTGGTATATCCAAGTGACGGCTTGGTTCAGACAATAGAAATATGGTAGCAGACTCGCCCCTCTAAATAAACGTGCTGGTGGCAAGATAAGGTATGTGATTACGCAGGTCAAGACTGTTCTTGAGATACACTTATCCCCCGATGCCTTTCCCATTGAACACCTGATGGGAATTTCGAGTTGTCTAAATGGAGTTGATTTAAATGTTGTATAAGATTGAATATCAAGAATGGAATACAGGAACTAAAAGCTATAAGGATTATGGTTCTAAATATGTATCTTCAAATAGTATAGATAATGCACTATATAAGATTAGTCATACTTTACACAATAAATGGGAAGCAGATTGTAGTTATAGATTTGAGATAACTAATATTCAAAAAGTTGCAAATGGTGTTATAAGATGAAATTATTTGAAGTAAATACAAACTTTAAAATGCTTGGATTCTATGGAATATCAAGACGTTACTATGTAATAGCAGAAAACGAAGATGAAGTTCTCAATAAAGTTATTGTTAATATTAGAAATAAGAAGTTAAAGAAGTTAGTATCATATAGTATAGAAGAAGTTAAAACTGATGGGTTGGTTTTCTAATGAATAAAGAAGAAAAGTTTAAACTTATAAGAGAAGAGTTTGATAAGATTAAAGAACTTGGATTCGAGCAAATGCATAAACATATCTTACAAATAGAAGATGATGAAATAAGATATGCAGTAGGAATTAAGATGGTTCAAATCATAGCACTAAATTCTAGCAAGTTCCATCCACTCATAGGAATAGGAATCATAGAACACGCTAAGTTGGGATTTGAAGAATACTTTGCCGCTATTATGCCTAGAATAGAAGAACAGGCTAAAAAGAAAAGTGATGCAAATGTCGAGAAAAAGATTCAAGAATGAAGACTACGAGAAATGCAAGAAGTGTGTTTATGAAGAAGGTTGCGATTTAGAACCTTCTACTTGTGGTTACTATAAAAAGAAGAAGAGGAATGATTATGTCTGAATTTTCTACAGCAGTAAAACATATTAAATTCTCATATGACTATGATAAACTTCCTGAGAAGTGGGAAAATACAAAAGCAGTTCTAAAATATATTGAACCTATTAGGTTGGAATCACAAAATTCAACTCTAATAGAATTTGATACTCGTTTTAGAGCATTTGATTATGTTGAGATGTTTAGGCATCCGGGAATATATAAGAATTGTCATTATTCTTTGCCTAAGTCGGGTAAGTATTTGTTCTTGCTTTTTAAGCACGAATCTGGTGCATTGTTCTTTACTCAGCGTAGATGGACTATTGATAAAGAAAAATGGTATATGGGTTCTATTGGAGAAGAATTTGTTATGCTTAAGACTGAGGCGAAGTAATGTGGAAGAGTCTAAGGAGTTTGAAAATAGCACAGACTTTGGTAATAATGTTGTTATTACTTTTAGTAGTGGTGATGATTTAGAAATTCGTTCTAAACAAATAAATAGTGAAATGATGAAAGACTTTACTACTAGATTTCATAAAGGTATAGAATTTATAATAATTGAAGATGATGAACTTAAACTTGTTCATCACATTCGTGTAGATAAAATAAATTATATTACTTGTTATTTGAATGAAAAGAAGTGATTTTTATGGAAAGAGCTATAACAAAGAAACAGTTAAAGAAAATAGTTAAAATTTTTAATAGAGAGTTTAGTAAACCATTTTTAGAGAATGGTATTGTTAAAGCAAAGTATTATAAAGAAGAGAATATAATAAATATACAGATTGGAGCAAGGGATATAGACATAGATAACAGACTTAAGGTTGTCGGTTCTGGAACTTGCTTATTTTAAGTTGGGGATTTAGCTCAGTTCGGTAGAGCATCTGTTTTGCAAATAGAAGGCCGCGAGTTCAAATCTCGCTTTCTCCACTAATATTTATTGAAGTGTTTATTATGAATTTACTGGTTGTTACAAATTTACAGGAAGCCAATATTGCTCTTGAATATCCAATAACATTACGAGAATTAATGTTCTTACAAGAATCTAATATGATTGAAAATGTATATTCATCTAGTGCTTTAATTGATGCTGCTATAGCTTGGACTTACTTAAAATCAAAGAAGGACTTAACTGAAAAAGATATTCTTAAAGCACATAGTGCATTAATGCGTTCTTATCTTCCTGATAATGAGGCTGGACATTATAGGACTGTTCAAGTTTATGTTACTGGTTGTAAAGACCTTCCTCCAAAGGCAGAAGAAGTTCCTGCTTTAATGGAAGAGTGGATGGGTAGAGAGTTTGATAATGAGGAACAGCAGCACGTTGCTTTTGAGAAGATTCATCCTTTTGTGGATGGTAATGGTCGTATTGGTCGTATGTTGTATAATAGGCAAAGGATTATAAACAAGAAACCAGTTAATGTTATACGCGCTTCTAATAGACAAGAATATTATAAGTGGTTTGAATGACACATAATATAGATAATATGTCATTATGTAAGAATGGTTGTTACTGCTTTACATATACAGTTAGAGAAACTAATTGTTGTGGAAAGTGTGGTGTGTATAAAGGAGATTGGAAAGATTAACGGGGAATAAGTGCTATCTGGTTGCATTAGGCGTTTGGAACGCTTCGGTATCGGTTCAAATCCGGTATTCCTCACCATTGTGGCTCATTCGTATATGAGTATTATAGTTGCTTGTCAGGCAATTGAAACGAGTGCGAGTCTCGTATGGGTCGCCATTAATATATAGAGGGTGTTAAACACGAAAGAACAAGAACTCTAACATTAGTCCTTCGGGACTTGTTAGAGGAATATAAATGACATCTAAAAACTATAGAAGACTTCCAAAAAATAGGTTAAGAACAAAGTGGTGGAAGATATATAGTAGTAATGGTGGAAAGAAATAACTTTCTACTATAATATGGGTTTATGGTCTAACTAGGTAGGACAGAAGGTTTACATCCTTCTAGTGAAGATTCAAATTCTTCTAAGCCCACTCCGCTAGGTCACACCAAATAGGTCTTATAGTTTAGTGGAAAAACACTATGCTGATAACGTAGTGTCCCAAGTTCGATTCTTGGTAAGACCATTTATGGACGTATAGCTCAATGGCAGAGCTACAGTCTTATACGCTGTTGGTTGGCAGTTCGAGTCTGCCTATGTCCACCATTGTGATTAGTATGAGAAATCTAAGAAAAGTGAAGAAAGTAGAGAATTGGATAGCAAAGATTAAACGTGAATCTCCTAAAGGAGTAAGTGTATATGCTTTATCTCACGAAGAGATAGAAGTTGGTTATCCTGCTATGTCTGGTTTGATTGCTCATAGATATAATATAGCTATTACGTTTATTGAATAGAGATATGGTATAACGGCTATTACAGAGGGCTCATAACCCTTTAACGAAAGTTCGACTCTTTCTATCTCTATATGCCGTAATAACATAATGGTGGTGTGCCTGCCCTGTAAGCAGGAATGTGTAGGTTCGATTCCTACTTACGGCACTTGGATTCGTAGCATAGTTCGGATAATGCGCTTGGCTCTTAACCAAGATATCAAGGGTTCAAATCCCTTCGAGTCCGCTTAAGCCGTAATAGCATAATGGTTATTGCACTTGTCTAGTAAACAAGAGATTATAGGTTCGAGTCCTATTTACGGCATACAAAAGTTGGTGATTGATATGGGTAAGAAGTTTAATGAAGCACAGTTAAAGATAAAACAGATAGAGACGGATATGAAGACTTGTGATATAATGTCTGATAAGTATAGAAATCAGAAAGAAATATTAAATGAGCAAAGAAAAATGCTTATTAAAGAATGGTATGGAGTTAATGAAGGAGAGATTATAACTGCTAATACTATTATTAATATTGTTAGATGTATTGATAAGCAAAAGAAGTAATAAGACTATATAGTATAACGGGAGTATATTGGGCTGAAGACCTGAAGGCAAGAGTTCGACTCTCTTTATAGTCATATAAAGTGATTACTATGGTTAAAGAAGAAGGAACTATAGCTCAACAGACAGAGCAACACTCTACGAAAGTGCAGGCTGTGGGTGCAACTCCCTCTAGTTCCGCTTACGAGTTAAGTGATAAAGAAAAGTTTGCAGTAGAAATAGTTATTAAGAATCACGAATGTGAAGTTACTAAAGCATTAAAGAATACACATTGTCTTATTAGAAAGATAGATAAGATTATAGAGGATGCTTTTACATATAAATATACTCAGACTGGTATTGGAACTGTAACAGAAATTACTTGTGACTTCTGTGATAAAACTTATAATATTACTGACTATTCTACTTGGTGATTATTATGCACGAACATAAATATAAGTTAGTAGATTTTAGTTTTACTAATAATGGTATATGTATGTTAGTAAGATGTGAACATCCTAATTGTGGTAAAGAAGTTCATAGTATAGAACACGATTAGATGGGTTTATAGCTCAACGGCAGAGTGTTCGGCTTTTAACCGGAAAGATTAGGGTTCGATTCCCTATAGACCCACTATGATTATGTTGATGTATTGGTAGCATCCGAGTCTGTGGAACTTGTTGAAAGGGTTCGATTCCCTTACATAATCCCATTATATTGGGGTGTATTATATGGAAACTATATGGAAAGGTAGAATTGCAATAAATGAATTACAAAAATATCCTACTTGTTTTACAGAACATTTTTATACTACTGGAAATACTATAGATGATGCAATTGCTAAAATAAAGAGTTATCTTGAAAAAGAAAAGATTAAGAACTTTGAAATTTTAGAATTAACTTCTTGTTATGGAACTTTTATTTGAGGTGTATTTGAATGAGTGATAATATTTGGAATATAATTAGTAATGCTAAGAATACTGGTTCTACTATAACTATTGATACTATATATCATATTAGAGATGATTATTGTGATTGTGATGAAAGGTGTCATAAGTGTGGTAAGAAGAAGAAAAAGTCTTATCCTTATATAGAACCATTTTCTCCAGCACCAGACTATCCATATTGGAGTGAACCATATAAGGATGGAATGATTTCCGTAGTTTATTGTAGGTGCTAAGATGAGTGACTGGACTTGGAAACAATATGCCATCTACTTGTTTAGGTGGCAATTATCCACTCCAATATTAGCATTAGTATTAATGTTAATGGTTGGATATGATACTTGGGTATCAACTATAGTTGCTAATCTTATTGGTGGTTTGATGTTCTTTTGGATTGATATGAGAATATTCAATAAAAAGAAGTGATTTTATGAATAAACAAATTGGTTGGCAAGAAGCGTTAAGATTGTTTTATTGTATTCTATTACTTGTAATGTTTTATTTTGGAATGCTTTTTGAACAGTCTAGAGCTTTAGATGTTACAATATCTAACTGTTCATATATTACAATACCAAACATTAATAAAACTCAGGATATAATTATTACTGTGACCCCATTACCGACTCCAAGTATTTCGACTGGAAGTAATCCTATTCTGAATAAGATTTTACAGGGTAATTATACTGTAAATTATCTTAAGGCTCATTCAGATGGTATTATGGATTATCCTGCCGCTTATAAGATTTGTGATGAGTATATCTGTGTAAGATTAACAGTAAATGAGTTTAAAGATTTGAACATAACTGGTGATTGATGTGGGATATTTTAATGAGATGGCAATACCAATTATGCAGAAGTTAGCAGAGAAGAAAGGTAAGAAGAAAAAGAAGGAAGTTATAGTATGACTGAATTTGAAGATAAGTTTTATAGTGGTATTAGGAAGTATATGATTCAGGAAGAACGTAATCTTCCTAATGTATATAGAATATCATCTTGTGTATATTGTAAGAGAAAGTCTTATTATTCTAAGGTTTTGAAGAAGCAGTCTGAACCTAATGGTAAGATGCTTTCTGGAACTTTGTTTCATAGTATTGTTCCTAAAGTTGTTGGAGAACTCATAGAGTTTAAAGACGTTGAGTATGAGAAAGAGTTAGAGTTAGTTTTTGATGGTTATAAGGTTTTAGGTCATTGTGATGGTTATAGTAAAGATACTTTGTTTGAGTTTAAGTTTACTGCTAAGATAGATTATGAAGAAGTTCCATTACAGTATATACTACAGTCTAATTACTATGCTGGTATTGCTAATAAACCTAAGATTAAGATTATACTAATACATAGTGATACACTAAAGGTTAGATGCTATGATATTAGTTTCTCTCAAGAACTATTTGATAGTATGAATAGAGATATACTAGAAGTTCATAAGTGTATTAGTGAAGGTAAACCACCTCTTGAAGGGCCAAAGTATTCTTGGGAGTGTAGATTTTGTCCATTCTCTAAGGAGTGTTTTGAAGAGCGTGGTAAGATAGATGAGTATAATGCTCTTATGAAGGTTGGAGAGATTATTAAGAAAAGGATTGTTAAGAGTAATAGGGCTAAGGCTATTGATGCTAGTAAGATTGTTAATGAGATTATGGAGAGGACTAAGAAATGAATACTGTTATTAATGGTCTTAAGACTGGAGTATATAAGAAAGAAATTATACAGCATATGAAGAACTCTGGTTTCAAAGTTCTTAAATGGAGAAACAACATACCAGCTTATGCCGAAAAGGATAACAATGTTTATTCTATTAGAGTTGTAGTAGATACACCGACTACCAGTAAACCATTGATTATGATTGATGGTTTGTTTGCTATGACTAAAAAAGCCTATAATGTCCTCCAGAAGGTTAAGCCCAAGTTCGCTTGGTATCACCCCAACGAACCAAAAGAACCCAAGAAACAAAGGATAGCTGTGGTTGAGCGTCCAGATATCGTAAAACACGCCATAGACCCTGCTATACGCTAATCTGTGAGGTCTAGCGTTCAATTTAAGGGCATCTTTTGAAGGTTTTAATTGATTTAATGACACTATAATAGTTTTTATATATAAGGTTGATATATATGGTTGTTTCTAATGATGAGTTTTCCAAATACATAAACGCAAAAATAGTATCAATAAACATATGCAATGATATAATACATATATATATAAGAAAAGGAAACAATAAAAAAGTATTAAGTATAATAGCACCACTAGGTAAAATAGAAGAATATAAGATAATAAGACAAGAAGGAAGTAATACAGTAATACAACCATTAAGAGTAATAGAGGAATTATAATGTGTAACCACGATACCCTACAAGCAGTAATAACATCTAATCCACACGGATGGGCTTCATCATCAGAAAACAGTTTTTTCATCTTCGACTCAAACAGAATGCAAACCCTAATAGGAAAAATATACCAATGCACAATATGCAAAGAAGAAATAATAATACCAACAGCATTTATATTAAAAAGGTGATACCAATGCCACTAGAAACAATAATAACAAAAAAATGGAGACTCAAAGACATAAACATACCAACCAAAGCAAAACTCATAGAAATGGAAGAAGACTGCAATAGAGTAATAGCAGGAAACGAAGGAGACACAAAACTATTCTCACCAGCATTCGTAAACGTATGCAAAAGCATACTAGTAGATATAAAGAAAGCAAAAGGTGTAACTAATGAAACTAGCAGTAGTGGGTAGTAGAAGTCTATATAACACACAAGCACAAACACTATTAAGTAATACAATAGACGATATACGCGAATATGCTAAAGTAGAAGAAATAATAACTGGAGGAGCTAGTGGAATAGACGTATTAGCAATAAGATACGCTACAATACACAGCATACCATACAAAGTAATAACACCAGACTACAACAAACACGGAAAATACGCACCACTAATAAGAAACAAACAAATAGTAGACGAATGCGATAAACTAGTAGCAATATGGGATGGACACTCAACAGGAACATCACACACAGTAAAACTAGCAATGAAACAAAAAAAACTAATAAAAGTCCAACAAGTAGTTTAACTCTATCTAAGCGAATGTCGTATGGAGAAATAAACAAACGTAGTTTATTGTGACGGCAGAACTGACCCCTGTTCTAAGATTGTGCGTAAGCACCCTAGCACTTGAAAAAGTGTTTTAGCATAGAAACTGGTCTGCCTACGATTGCTAAATAAATGGAGATAAACAAAATGACAAACTACACAAGAGGAAGACAAACAGAATACGAAATAAGAGACTCATTGCGCGAATGCGGGTATGAAGCTATAAGAACTGCCGGGTCTCACAGTCCAATTGATATACTTGGCTGGAACGACTTCGAGATTCTTTTTAATCAAATAAAGAGGGTCAAATTTGGAAATAAGTTCTATCCTTCTCCAACCGAAATCAATCGTTTTAAAAACCTCAGTATTCCTAGTAACGGAAGCAAGTGGATTATAACGAGGATAGATAGTGGAAAGGGCAAAAAAGTAGAATGGACTTTTCAATGCATACAACCTCAAATAGAAAAACAGTTATTTATAGGACAGACAATATACGACCATCCACTAATGAAATATTATGAAAGCAAAGGTATAAAATATAGTATGATAACAAATAAATAGGTGAGAACAATGGAAAAAGTAGTAGACACAGAAGGAAAAGAATGTCGGGTATTCTACATACACCACAGAAAGAAAGACTCAAACGGAGTCCCAAAAGCTAACGGTGGAATAACCTACGCATACACAACAGTAAACGATGAAGCAAAAGTAGCAACAATAGAAGAAATAAGCTACTGTGCTAAAGCACGTTGCTCAAAGAAAGATGGTTATAGTAAAAAGACTGGAAGAACAATAGCAACACAAAGACTCCAAAATGCAATGGATATAGAAGTAGAAAGAAACGATATGAATGAAAAGGTGTTTAGCGAGTTCGTAAAACTCGCACCCACCGAATCAAAAAGAGTATGGGGATAAACTATGAATACCTTTGATTTCATAAATAAATACTTCTGGATAATATGGCTTGCATTAGCAATAATAGGAGTCATATTTGTAGGAGCATTAATATTCATACTAGGCAAATTTCTTAATGCTTGGTAAGAAACACAGTCCTATCGTATAACGGAAGTATATTCGGCTCTGAACCGAATGGAATGGGTTCGATTCCTGTTAGGACTATAAACGCTAGTATGGCAGATTGGAGAATGCGGAGGACTTAAAATCCTCTAACCGCAGGGTTGCTGTCGGTTCGATTCCGACTACTAGCACTATAGAACGCGATGAGCAAGTCGGATAATGCGGGAGACTCAAAATCTCTTGATTTAGTTCTTAGCAGGTTCAACTCCTGCATCGCGTATAAATAAAAAGAGGAGATTACAATGAAAAACACACAAGATAAAAATACTGTTCTTATAAAACAAATAAGATTAGAACAAATAGATGATAAAATACATAGTAAACATAAAAGAGTAGATGATATATATAATGATATAGGAATTAAAAATTCAATAAGAATACCATTTACAAGAATAAGTATAGTAAAAGATATAAAAGAACTTAGACAACAATTAATTGATTATAATTATTTACAACAAGATATAATAGACCTCTATGAAGAAAGAAGAAAAATAGAAAAAATAACTACAAAAAATATATTTAAATAAAATAAAAGCAGATAAAGTGTTAATGACTGCACGATTGCCTTCCAAGCAATAAGATTGGGTTTAATTCCCTGTATCTGCATATACAATGTCCGTCAGGTTGCAAGATATCTCAAAGGTATCAACGGAGTGGGGTTTGGAAATACCTGAACTTACTTACCCCAATAATGGTAGTATGGCTGATTGGTTAGGCATCGGATTGCAGACCCGACTAAAGGAGTTCGATTCTCTTTACTATCTCCAAAAAAGTAGGTGAAATAAATAATGAGAGGACAAGGAGAAATAGCATACACACTACTAATAGCAGGAATACTGTTATTTGCAGTAGCAGGATGGATGGTAGTAGCACCACTATATGGAGTATGGCAACAAGAATAAGAAGGAAAAGCAGAATACGCAAAAGCAGAATATAGTAGACAAATAGCAGTAGTAGAAGCACAAGCAAAACTAGACTCAGCAAGCAAACTAGCAGAAGCAGAAGTTGCTAGAGCAAGAGGAGTAGCACAAGCAAACGAAATAATTGGTGCATCACTAGAAAACAACGAAGCATATCTACACTATCTATGGGTAAACAATCTTGAAAAGATAGGTAATGCACAAGTAATATATGTGCCAACAGAAAATGGTATGCCAATAATGGAAGCAGGAAGAACAATAAAATAAACAGATTGGGATAAAACCCAATCCAATGTTCGTTTGGTATAGAGGAAACACATTAGGCTTTCGACCTAAAATCACGGGTTCGAGTCCCGTAACGAACACTAAAACAAAAAGAGGTAATAAACAATGAACATTATGAAAGCACTAGAAAATCTAGGAATAGTAGTAGCAGTAATAGCAGTAGTAGCAATAGTAATCTTCCTCGTAGGATGGATATTCTCCCTATTCTGGAACTTTGTAATGCCATACTTGTTCGGACTTAAAGAAATAGATTGGGCGCAAGCACTCGCAGTATTAGTAGTGTTCCAAGCACTCTTTGGAAAAAGCGTTCCAGTAAACGTAAAAGTCTAAACAAATAAGTTCGTATAGTTTAAGAGCAAAATACTTGGTTCTCAACCAAGAGACTTTGGGTGCGAGTCCCAATACGAACATTTTTATATTAAAACAAACAATATAATATGCTTGTCTTAGCTCAATGGCAGAGCAATCGGCTGTAGACCGAAAGATGCGAGTTCGACTCTAGCAGATAAGACTCTAAAGGGATTATAGTGTAATTGGCAACACAACAGTCTCCAGAACTGTTATTAAAGATTCGACTTCTTTTAATCCCACTCAAATGGTAATGAAGTGTAACTGGTTGCATTTTCGACTGTTAATCGAAAGGTAGATAGTTCGAGCCTATCCTTTACCGCCAATGGACTTATAGCATAACTTGGACAATGCACCGGACTTCTAAGCCGTGATTATTCGGGTTCAAATCCTGATAAGTCCGTAGAACCAGTATAAGACGAAATGGTTAAACGTCACCCGCTAAGAACGGGATGCCCGTAGGGGCTTTGTGGGTTCAAATCCTACTACTGGTATGAATGTTGGGATAACCTAATCTGGTAAGGTAACGGTTTGCTAAACCGTGATGTAAAAGTCTTATGGGTTCAAATCCCATTCCTAACGCTCAAAAGGCAGTCTTCTCCTAAACGGTAAAGGTCTCGTCTAGAAAACGAGGGCTGTAACAGGCATACAGGTTCGACTCCTGTGGCTGTCGCCATAATATATTAGAGTGATAACTATGATACTATATAACTATTCAAATTTTAACAATAATCTAATAGAAAAAATGTATAATTTTTCAAACCCAATAAAAGATGAACATATACCACTAATAATAAAAGACTTTAACAAAATAGAATATAAATGGCATAATCCAGAAGTTGTAGTATCTTTAGGATATTTTAATTGGACAAGAACTAACTATAATTCTAAAAGAAAACCAAATATAAAAATATTAGTAAATAGTAACTTTAATAAATTTCCATTTATATGTAAAGGATTTAAAAATTATTATGGAGAAGAATACTTAGAAAAAGAATTTAAAAATAATGAAGAAGTATTACTAACAACAATAGCACACGAACTTTATCATTATAAACAATTTAAAGATAAAACTGCATATAAAGAAAAAGATGCAGATACTTATGCAATAAAAAAACTAGACGAATGGAGAACTATAATGGCTTCGAGTCATATACAACCTTTTCAAGAGAAGTTATACGAGCAAGAATCCTACTCTCCAAATCATTAATCCTATCCTTATTAGCATCATCAGTAAACTGCTGCAATCTAGAAACAAGAAGAGTTCTCTTAATGAGTTCAGTTAAATCATTAACGTCCTCATCACTAACAACCCAAACACGCTTACCAATAAGCGCACCCGGAACTACAACAGCACCATTCTTAGTAGCTCCCCACTCACGAACAATACAATCCTTAATCATACAATACCCACTTCATTAAAATAAAAAAAAAGAAATAAAATAGCAGATTGGTTTAATGGAAACACACAGGGTTTTGACCCCTGAGTTATCGGTTCGATTCCGGTATCTGCTATACTACTTCTCAAAGATAACTATACCAAGATTTAACTCTTGCTGATGGATAATTATCCTTAACATAAGTCAAGAAACCAATTATTCCACCAATAATAGCTCCAATAACCGATGCTTCTGTTAATACACTACCAGTAGCCACAAAAGTTGCTACACCAGTAGAAACACCAGCACTAACAGCTTTACCCAAAACTACTTTCCATTTTTCAGATATTTCAAAACTCATTCTAAAACCTCTTTAAAGACTATGGTTCTGACCCCAATAGTCTAAAATCTTTTTTCTCTTTTCCTTACTATTCTCAATCTTATCCAATTCTATAGCACCACACACTCTACTTGAAGCAGCAACACCATTAAACAAACTAAGATTCTCTCTCTTTATAGTTCCATAGTGTTCCCAATTCTGAACTCCTGCATCTATCCAGTATGAAGAACCTATTAAAGGTTTCGGTTTCTCTGGAAGAATATCAAGAGTAGCTTCAAAGATAAACCATTGAGCCATAGGAATCTGAACTGGTTTATTAGGCCATAAAGAATTATCATACTTATATAATTCCTTTAACTCTTCATAACTTAAATACATTATAGGATAAGCGTGATAACCAAAAGTAGTTGGCCCAACAGCTAAGAATACTTCATTAGAAGGAACTCCTAAAGCCTTTGCAGTAGTAACTACATCATTAGCTTCATCTTCACAATCTCCTTCTCCTCTAGCTTCCGTCTCAGATTGAGTCTGCCAATTCTCTCCATTATCATAAACATACTTAGAACCCAAGATACCCTTCTCCCAAGCCAACATCTTCTTATCTAATTTTGGATATTTACGTCTCTCCCTAGCCCATACTATAGTCTTAGCAGAAGGAACATACATATCTCTTGGGTCTTTAAGAGAATAAATCGTATTATTAATAGTTTTTTTAGGGTAATAGAAATTACCACCAAGACTAACACTCTCTATAAAAGTTGGTCTAGCAGTAGTTAAAGCACCATTAATAGATAATTCAGTCTTTAAACTCTCTATAGTTCCATCATCTTCATTAACCTGATTCTCTAACATAGCAATCTTAGAAGCTAACTCTACCTTATCCTTATTCTCAAACTGATAAATAATAGAATTAAGATTAGATACTTTAGCAACACTATCACTATAATCTATAGACAAGTCTAAGTATCTATTATTAAGGTCGTCAATTAAATCTTGCTGTCTAAGAGTTCTATAAACTTTTTCAAAAACATTCATTTAAACAACCTCTTTCTTTTCAATTAAGGTCTTATTATTCTTTTCAATCTGACTCTTAAGCAAACCAATCATATCTTGTGGTTTAGACTTAAATACTATACCCTTCTTCTTAAGAAATTCTTCACTCTTATTAAAGTGAACTAATTCTTTTTCAATAATACTACTATTTTTAAGAATCTGATTTTGTTGAATATCTAACTGGTGTGCTTCAACCTGTAATGTATTCTCTAATTCTTCACTACTATTAAACTCCTGAATATAAGTAATAACTCTAACGGGTTTACTATTAACTTCTTTTATTTCAACGGTTTTAGATTCAATCATTTAAAACACCTTACTTACTTTGCAAGAACATCTGTATAAACATATCGGTCATAATCCTACAATTACCATTAGGTATAATCTCAAGAGTATGCCAAGCACCAGCAATAGGACTACTCAAATAAGCTAGAATATCCTTATCATTAACATCATATGGTGGTATAGTGCTAATACCAAGAGCAGCCTTAATATCAGAACCACCATCAACTTTAATAGAAGATATAGCATTAGCAGTTATACCCGGTTCAGCAATACCATAAGTAACTCCGTGAGTATGAGCAGACTCAGTATTAGTAGTATTAGTAGCAGTAGTAGCACCAGATACTTCGTGCGTGTGTGTAGAAACAGTATGATAAGTAATAAAGTGACCAAAATCTGTTACTGTTCCACCAGAAACATAAGCAGCTTCAACCCTCAAACTATGATTCTTAAGATTACCCGGAACAAAAATAGAAATAGTAGTAGGAACTGCAAGTTCAATAGTAGCAACACTACCAGAAGTTGCTGTATGAGTATGTGCTCCATTAGAAGTTGTTGTTAAAGAATTACTCCAATAATCAGGAGTTCCACTAGAATCAGTAGAAAAATGAATATAATAAGAAGAACTAGCAGCAGTATGAGTATGCGCCCCATCAGAAGAAGTAGTAGCACCACTATGAGTATGATTAGAACGAAATACAGAAGAAGTTAAACCATTACTACCCGGATAAGAAGTTCCAGAAGTAGTATCAGTAACTCTTACTTTAACAATAGTATCAGATAAATCATAATCATATTTAAATAACATAATCTCTACATAAGTTCCAAAAATATCAGTAGAACCAAGACTATAAGTAGAACTTGCTAAAGCAGTAAATCCACCACCAGTTCCAATATCAGTATGATTAAGAGTAAGAACATCAGTATCAGTAGTAGACGAAGAAGTATTAGCCTGAGAAGACACAGTATTTAAAGCCAAAGAAGGAATACCGTGACTATGAATAGAACCAGCAGAAGTAGTAGTGCTAAATTCTCTATAACTCTGAATACGATAATTAAACTTAACCTTATTAACAGCAACAGCCTCAGTAGGAATATAAAAATCAACAACAATACCGTGAGTAGAATCACAATTATCAGTCTCACCAGTCATATAACAATTAGTAGCACCCTGCATATAACTAGCAAGAGAAATAGTCTGCTTAGAATTATCAGCAAGTTCCTGCAATAAAGTAAGAGAAGCATTAGACAACTCAATCTCTAAAGACTCCTCACCACTACTATAAGTATATCTCATACCATAAATTCTATAACTACCAGACAAACTAGTATCAGAATCAGTAACAGTAACCCAATCACCAGTCATACAACTCTGAACAATAGTAGAAGGTTCAATAGCAGTAACAACAATTCTCTCAGGAGCAGTATAAGTATGACTACCATCAAAAATACCCTTCCTCTCAATAAGAATCTTCTCAGCAAGAATATCAAGAGTAGACTGGTCAATAACCGTCTTAGCATTATCACTATACTCCTTAATACCATTAGTATTAATAGAAGAACCATTACCAGTAGACTGAGGACTAGAAGTAGTATATTGAGCATCAACAACAGGAGAATAAACTTTATGAGTATAAGGCTTAACTAAAACATTACCACGATAAGCAGTTCCCCTACTAACAATAGTAAAAGTATTACCACTACGAGTAACAGTAAGTTTCTCACAACCAACCCAAATAGTATGAGACGCAGTAGGAAAACCAGTTCCATTATTAACAGTAAAAGTATCACTAGTAGTATCAGTAGCATCAATCTCAGAAGTTAAATAAGTTCTAAAAGAAGTGCAATGGTCAGCATAAGACTCAATCTGATTAATACCATCCCCATAACCACGCAAATTAATAACATTCTTCAAAGAATCATAATCAGCAAGTCTCGAAGACTGCTCACAATTCTGAGTAGCACCAGAAATATCAAGAGAAACAGTAGCACTCTTATCAGTTCCTCTAGTCCCAATAGAAATGTAATTAGTAGCAAAATCTACTGAATAAGCACCAAAGCAATCAGTATCAGCAGTAGTAGCACAACCAAACATAAACGAAATAGTATAATCATTATCAGAACGAGTAGAAATAACCCTAGTAGACTGACCAGAAGTATAAGGAGATACTCCAACATTAGCATAAGTAAGTTGCTCAGAAACAATAGTATTAACAGCAACATTATTATAAATAGGTCTTCCAGATTGAGAAGTAGAATCAGCAGAAGCAGTCACAGCAACCTTCCTTTCATTTAAAGAAGCCTCACTCCAACCATAACCATCAGCACCACCATATGTATTACTCTCATCCCCAAGACCAGTAATCTTTAACTTACCAAAAGGATATACAGAATCAAACTTCAAATAAACAGGAGCAGCATACTTAATATTAGCAGCAGAAGTAGTATCGGCATCATTAAAAGTAATATGAAATTCTATAGGTTGATTCAACTTATCATAAACTTCAAGAGTATCAATCCTATCAGTATAGTCATAACTAGACGTTAAACCATTGATAAACAAATTAACAGTCATATTAAGCCCTTTTAGTAACAGTAAAGTTCATAGTAAATGGAATCTCTCTAGAAGCCATATTACCAGCAGCAGCCAAACCACTAATCAAAACATTCTGTAATATAGAAGCATTATCATTAAACTTAAACTTAGTAACAATACCATAATAAGTTGTTCCTCTTACTACCAATTGATGATTTCCACCCTGACCAGTAGTATCAGTTCCAGATACACTACCAGAATAAGATTCTATCTGTTGAGCAATAGCAATAGCAATAGCATAAGCAGTAGAACTCTGTGTTGGTGGAATACGACCAGTAATAGAAAAAGTTCTAGAAACCTTCTTTAAATCAACAATCTTAGAAACTGGTTGATAACCAGAACCTTGTCCAGCCGGAGATTTAGCAATATCAACTTGAAGAATCTTATTACTATACTCATAATCTATACTTAAGATTCTAAGATTATACGAAGTAGCACCAGTCTGACCAGTTCTAGGAACTGTTAATGCCACTACAAAATTCTCACTCATTACATAGTCGCCCTCTTATAATCATCAACCAAGTAACTATTAACTTCTCTAGCCACTTCTCTAACATCAAGACTAGAACTCATATTAGCATTAATAATAATAGTATTATTACCAACACTACCAATCTGATTAAGAGGAATAATAGCTTCCGGCCCTGCTTCTCCAACCATACCTAGAGTAGGCTTATTAACTATTCCACCATCAGCAAATAAGTGAAATCCGGGAATCCAGTCACTACCACCAGTAGAATTAGAAGATTTTATTCCAAGCATAGTTAAAACATTATTAATAGCTCCAGCAACCATACTAAAAGCATCAACAAATAAGTCTATTACTGGTTTAATAGTAAGATAATAAACTCCTTCTATAGCTTTAGCTATTCCAGATACTATCTTATCAATAGCTTTTGCTATATCATCAAAATTTCCAGTAAGAATACCCTTAATAATTGCAACTGCTAGTTGAATTACTCCTGTTATAATATCCCAAAAACCCTGAAATAATTTAGTTATACCAGTAAAGAAATTATCTATTAGATGAGTTATTAATGTTACAAAACCATTAAAATTAAGTAATATAGAAGCAATTAATAATACTATTAAAGCTATAACTGCTATAGATGCTCCACCAAGAGTAGTAATAATACCCGGAATAAACGTAGAAGTAATCCAAGTAATTATATTAGCAAGAATAATAGCAAGTTTACCAGTTCCAAAAAATATTTCTAATTGAGCAGCAAAAGATATCAAACCCAAAATAATACCAGATATTAAAGTAAACAATCCAATAACAATCTTTAAAGAATCAGGAAGCCCACTAACTATATCCAATACCCAAACAAGAGGGTCAATAAGTAAAAGCATAGCAGGTAAGAACAATAATTCAAATATAGCTCCAATTAACTCCATTATACCAGCAGCTTCTATAGCTGGTTGTAACATACCTTGAACTGCTCTCTGCGCTTGCATAGCTAAGAACATTACAGAAAGATTTTCT